CTATAATGGATTTAACAAATAGCATTTGACAATTACTTTTGGAAAAGGAGCGGATTGAATTATGAGTAAAGTTGAAGAATTATTAAAGGACAACAAGCTTGCAGAGAAGCTCAGCATGGCAAAGCTTAATGACCTTCTCAAAAAAGAAGAGGAAGACAAGAAGCCTTCCAAGGCTGTTATCATATTTGCCATCATTGGTGTATTAGTTGCAGTGGCAGCAGCGGCATATGGTATCTACAGATTTTTTACACCGGATTATTTAGATGATTTCGATGATGAGTATGATGATGAATTCGATGATGATTTCTTCGAGGATGAAGACGATGACGATGATGATGCTGAAGAGGAAAAAGAGGCACCAAAGACTAAAGAAGAGAAATAATCGTTTTTAGATAATGGGGGCTACATATGTAGTCCTCATTTTTCTTTATGTGTGAAGCAAGGTATTTGCAGTCAGGCATACAAAGGAATAATAAAGTATAAAGAGAGATAAGAATTACATGAAAAAAGGATTTAGAGGAACAGGAACCGTAGAAAGAGTAGACTTCCCAAACAAGGGAATAGCTGTTACAGATGACGGCGACAGAGTAATTGTGAAAAATACAATTCCGGGACAGAAGGTGGAATTTGTTGTAAATAAAGTAAAGCATCAAAGGGCAGAGGGCAGACTCATGGAGGTAATTGAGAAATCCCCTCTGGAGACAGAAGAGCCATGTCCTCACTTTGGAATGTGCGGGGGCTGTACATATCAGACAGTGCCTTACGAAAAGCAGCTTGATATGAAGCTTACCCAGGTGAAAAAGCTCATTTCGGATGCCATTGGCACTGAGGAAGAGTCAGGATATGAGTTTATAGGGATACATGGAAGTCCGAAAAAGAGTGAATACAGAAACAAGATGGAATTTTCCTTCGGTGATGAGTATAAGGATGGCCCTCTTGCGCTTGGCATGCACAAAAGAGGAAGCTTTTATGACCTTGTGACAGTATCAGACTGTCAGATAGTGGATGAGGATTTCAGGACAATATTAAAGGCAACACTTGATTATTTTTCAAAAAACAATATCCCATATTTCCACAGAGCAACACACAAGGGCTATCTGCGGCATCTGCTTGTCAGAAAGGCAACAAAAACCGGTGAAATCATAGTCGACCTTGTCACCACCACACAGACAGAGGGCTTCAACGAGGAGGAACTGCTCGCAGGCTTTAGATATGCACTTTTGACCAGGCACTATGACGGCAGATTCAAGGGCGTTTTACACACCCAAAATGACAGCGTGGCAGATGTGGTCAAAAACGAGGGCACAGATGTGCTCTACGGAGATTCATATTTCTACGAGGAGCTCTTAGGTCTGAAATTCAAAATCACACCATTCTCATTTTTCCAGACCAACTCACTAGGAGCGGAGGTGCTCTATGAGACAGCGAGAGAGTTTATCCTGGGAGATGACAAGGATTCGCTAAACGGTAAAACAGTCTACGACCTCTACAGCGGAACCGGCACCATCGCACAGCTTATGGCACCGGTGTGTAAGGAAGTAGTAGGTGTCGAAATAGTTGAGGAGGCAGTTTGCGCAGCAAAGGAAAACGCAGCTCTTAATGGTCTTGATAACTGTAAATTTATCGCAGGTGATGTCCTCAAGGTGCTTGATGAGATAGAGGAAAAACCGGATTATATAATTCTTGATCCACCACGAGACGGTATCCATCCGAAAGCTATTGGTAAAATTATAGAGTATGGTGTTGAAAATATGGTTTATATTTCATGTAAACCGACAAGCCTGGCAAGGGATTTGCAGATATTTATGGGCAGAGGGTATAGAGTAGAGAAGATATGCTGCGTGGATATGTTTCCGAATACTTATCATGTGGAGACTGTGTGTTTGATGTCAAGGGTGGAAGGAAAATAGGCGCGAAAGCCCAGTAATACTGCGGTTTTCAGGCAATCGGACAAATTTGGCATCGAGTAGACCAAACGCTTCTCGGTAACTTATCCAAGGGCAAACAGGCTCGAAAAGTGTGAGAGTTGAGTTGCCACGATAGATGTCATTATGTTGAGTTGCCGAGTTAGATGTCGGGGAGTTGTGGCTGTGAGATAGATGTCAGAACGATCACTCGATGTTTGAGGAGATGAAATTTATGGGAAAAGAATTATCAGAAATGACTTTAGAAGAACTATGGGAGCTGTTTCCGATCTTTCTTGTCGAGCATACTGATAAGTGGGCAGATGACTACAAAGAGATTGAAATTTTGTTGCAGGATCTGTTTGCAAGCTGTCCCATTCATAGAATCAGCCATATCGGAAGCACAACGATTAAAGGGATATGGGCAAAGAATATTGTTGATGTGATGGTCGAAATACCTGAAAGCAGTAGCTTGAAAGATATGGCACAGGTTTTGGAACAGAACGGTTTTACCATCATGTCCTCCGAAGCAAACCGAATTTCGCTCAATAAGGGATATACTGAAAATGGATTTGCGGACAAGGTGTATCATATTCATTTGCGATACGCCGGGGATAATGATGAACTATACTTCCGCGATTATTTAAATGACCATCCTGACGTGGCAAAAGAATATGAAACATTGAAGCTCCAGCTTTGGAAACAATATGAACATAACCGAGATGCTTATACAAATGCAAAGACAGATTTCATATCTAAATGGACGGCTGAAGCAAGAAAGGAATATGGAAGCCGATACTGACAAATTCAGATATGTACAATTAAGACCAAGGCTCCTCACTACCGGCAAATGCGTCGGCGGCGAGGAGCCTTTTTATGCTTCGATTTCGATTGTGATTCCGGACTTGAATTCCACGGTGAAGTGCTCGGTGAAGACGGTGATCTTCTCGATGAGCTTTTTGACCAGAGCCTCATCAAACTCTGTGATGTCGGTTTCCTGCCCGGCGATGAAGTCTTGCAGCTCCCTGATCCGTTTCATGAGTTCTTCCCGGTGGTGGCTGTCGAGTTCTGATTGTTCCTTCTGGTCGCGGAGCCGGAAAATCTCATCGGCGATGGCGTCATAGTCTTGTTTGTTGTTTGCCTTCTTGATGAGCTCTTTTTGAAGTTCCTCCAGCCTTGCCTGAATGCCGTCCGGCGAGAGGGTGTCAGCGTTGACCACGGCCTTGGCGATATTGGCCTGCAACTGTTTTAGGAAGGTACCGCGCTCTGTCAGAATCTGATTGATGGCATTGACCGTGACTTCCTGCAACAGGAGCTCGTTAACCGTCCGGTTGGTGCAGTTCTTTTCAGCGGAGGTGGGTTCCAAGCGGCTGATGCAGCGCCAGACGATGGACTTGCAGCCGTGGTTGTTCCAGTGGACGCGCCTGTAAAGTTCTCCGCAGTCTCCGCAGAAAACCATCTGCGCAAAGCAGTGATTGCAGGAGAAGCTGCGTTTCTTGCCTGTCGGGCTGACGTGGACTACCCGGCGACGGACAAGCTCTGCCTGCACCTGCATGAAGAGCTCTTTCGGAATGATCGCTTCGTGGTCGCCCTCGACGTAGTATTGAGGAACGGTGCCGTTGTTCTTGATGCGCTTCTTTGTCAGAAAGTCTGTGGTGTAGGTCTTTTGAAGCAGGGCGTCTCCCATGTACTTCTCATTTCGGAGAATCTTGTTGATGGTGCTGGTGTGCCATTTTGTCTTGCCAGCGCCGGTGAGAATGCCGTCGGCCATAAGCCCGTCAGCGATCTTATCCATACTGGAGCCTTCGAGGTATTCCCGGTAAATGCGCTTTACGATTTCTGCTTGCTCTGGATCAATGATCAGGTGCCCGTTTTCATCCTTGGTGTATCCGAGGAATCGATTGTGATTGACCTGCACCTTACCTTGCTGGTAGCGGTACTGAAGTCCCAGTTTGATGTTCTGGCTCATTGACTGGCTTTCCTGCTGGGCAAGGCTCGCCATGATTGTGATCAGCACCTCGCCCTTAGCGTCCAGCGTGTTGATGGCTTCCTTCTCGAAATAAACAGGTATGTTCTTGTCCTTCAACTGCCGGATGTATTGAAGGCAGTCGAGAGTGTTGCGGGCAAATCGGCTGATGGACTTGGTGATGACCATGTCGATATTACCGGCCATGCACTCGTCGATCATTCGGTTGAATTCGTCACGCTTTTTTGTGTTGGTGCCGGAGATGCCGTCGTCTGCAAATATGCCCGCCAGCTCCCATTCCGGATTCTTTTGAATGTACTCAGTGTAGTGCGTGACCTGTGCCTCGTAGCTTGTTTCCTGTTCTTCGGAATCTGTGCTGACGCGGCAGTAGGCTGCAACACGGAGTTTTTTCTGCGCTGATTGCTTTACTGTATTTCCGACCTGCCGTCTGGCCGGAATCACCATTACATTTCCCATTAGCTTACCTCGCTTTCAATGAGGCTGTAGAGGTATTCTGCCTGCAGCCTCGGATCTTCATAGTGTTGCTCTGCCGCTGCCATGCGAAAGCCGGTAGGAGAAGCTGCAGACTCCACGTTCTTTTTCCTGTTCAGCCTGCCAAGTTTCCCGGCGCGTTCCAGACGGATGGCGGCAGCTTTATCGTAGGTTTCCTGATCAATGATAGCCGGGTAAAAGTCGTCTCCGAGGTAGTGCCTGTTTTCCATCAGGCGCTTTGCCGTGCCGTGGTAGGTTTCAATGCCAGCAGCGGCAGCAGCCTTGGCCAGTGCCATCCCGGAGAGGTAATTCTCATAGAGCTTTCGTATTTTATTGGCTTCATCCTCTTTAATCGTGGCGCAGCCGTTTTCAATGCTGTAGCCGTAGGGTGTATGTCCCATGTATTCACATCCTTTCTCGAAGCGTCAGACCGCATTTCAGTTCAAAGCGCACTTCATTTCTGGAGCGGACAATGATGCGGTTCACATATTCATTAAACAGGTCATCATCGAATTCCTGAAGTATTCCACCTTTTTCTGTAAAGTGCAGAAGCGCTGTGGCTGCTGTGACCTTTGTTACATCTCCGGAAACAGCGTTTTTTAAGGCGTTGATCTCATCCCGGAAACTGTCTGCCTGAGAAAGCAGCTCGTTCGTTTCTTTGTTAAAAAGGATCGGGTCGATGATGCCCTGTGTCATGAGCTTTGTCAGCGTCTCGCGCTTTTCTGTGTTCTGCGCCAGTAGGGTCTGTATTTCCTGAATGCGCCGAAGCGAGTCATCAGACGAAGTGTTTTTCAATGCGTCCACATATGGTTTTAGGATGATCCTGTGCGCGTAGACCAGCTTGTTCATCATGGTGACGAAAGCCTGCTTCAGATCATCGTCTTTTACAAAAAGCATGTGGCATTTATCTTTATCCTTGATGTGGGTACTGCAGCACCATGCGGTGTATTTGTATCCGGTGCAGCTGTGTATCCGGCGCTTAAAGGTATCGCCGCACTCGCCGCAGATGATCTTCCCGGAGAAGGTGTAGCGATTCTGGTATTTGTCGCTCCCTTTGACGACACCTTTTTCCGTTGCCCGCTGGTGAATAAAAGCGTGAGCAGCTTCAAAGTCCTCCCGGCTGATGATTGCCTCGTGATGATCCTTGACCATGTACTGTGTCTGCTCGCCGTGATTGTTGTGCCGGACAAAGCGTGAATCCGAGTACGTTTTCTGGAAAAGGCAGTCGCCGACATACTTCTCATTGGAGAGCATCCCGCGAATGGTTGTGGCTGTCCAGCGTCCGTTTCGCTTGGTAGGAATGCCGCGCCGGTTCAGGTCATCCGCGATGGCGTGGGTGCCTTTGCCGGAGAGCAGCGCTGCGAAGATTTCTTTTACCACAGCCGCCTGCTCCGGATTAATTACCATCTGCTCGCCATCCCAATCGTAGCCGTAGGGTGGGTAGCTGACTTTATAGGTGCCGCTCTCAAAGCGTTTCTGGATTGACCACTTGCTGTTTTCTGATATGGAAACAGACTCGCCTTCGGCCATGCTGGAGAGAATTGCCAGAAACAGCTCGCTCTCCATTGAGCCGGTGTTGATATTTTCCTTCTCGAAATAAATCGGAATGTGCAGGGCGAGCAGTTTTCTTACCAGTTCTAAGCAGTCCGTTGTGTTCCGGCTGAAGCGGCTGATGGATTTTGTGATAACAAAGTCCACTTTACCGGCCTTGCAGTCGTCAATGAGTCGTAGGAGCTCCGGGCGCTTGTCCTTCTTGGTGCCAGTAATGCCTTCGTCGTAATAGAGTCCAGCGAACTCCCAGTCATCACGAGATGTGATGTAATTTTCGTAGTGGGTTTTCTGTGCCTCAAGGCTTTCAAGCTGGGCATCGGAATCCGTAGAGACGCGGCAGTAGGCGGCTACCCTGATCTTCTTGAGTTTAACTTTCGAGCTCGCTGTTTCTGCGATTTTCGTGACTTTTTTCAAGGGAAGTCCCTCCTTTCCGTACGTCTATACATCACTCTAAAGCGACTACATATCAAGGGATTTTCGGCATTATTTCCGCGAACAAGGGAGAGAAAGTTTCGCGATTGATGGCGGTTAATTTGTTGAATTCTGCCACAGAAATGAGGCCGTCATCGAGCATCTTCTTTGCGATTGTCTGTGCTCTGCGGTAGTCCAGATCGCCCTGAATCCGCTCCTGCGTGAAATATCCAGATTGAACATTTGTGATTTCGTCTGTCATAACATATCCACCTCCAGTTTCCACTGGAGATGAACTGCCTTTTTGAGCGGAGGAAAATAAAAAAGCCTGCGGGCATTCCGAAGAACACTCGCAGGCATAGCAGATTGGATATTCAGTTATTTCACTCTGATCTTCCAGCCGGTCAGAATAAGGTTGACGTTTTTGATGAGCGTCGGGTTGAGCTTCTGGATCGCCGAAACCGTGGTGCTGTATTTCTTAGCAATTCCGGAGAGGGTATCACCGCTTTTTACGGTGTAGTAGACAGGAGTAGATTTCTGATTTTTCACCAGAGCATTGACCTTTGCCTGCACAGCAGAATAATCATACCCGGCAGCGGTGAGGCGTTCTTTGCGGTCAGTTCCGTTTCCCCATTTGCCGTCCAGCACCTCTTGCGCCAGCTCATCTACGGTCTTTGCCGGAGTGACCGGAGCAGGAGTGGCAGGCTTGCTGTCATCGGACGCAGACTTTGTAAAGCCGTTGAAGCCGCCGTTCTGGATAATGGCAGGATAATCCACATAGGCGTAGTCCATATCCACATTACCACTGATGCCGTCAACAGAGCCCTTGGAAGAATACTGCCATATGCCGTAGTCGCCCTTATAGGAGCATTTGCTCGCATACTGCGCTACCCAGTGAGCGTATGGCGTGAGTTTCGTGTCATCCATGCGCTCCTTGAAACCGGAAACAGCGGAGCCGTAGATCCCGACAAAGTATCCGGCATTCTCCATCGTCTCACAGAAAGCAATGGTGGCCTCAGTGATTCCGGCCTTGGCAGAGGCAGGCTGCGCTTCGTTATCCATGTAGACCGGGTATTCCAGCTGTTTACCCTTCAGGATTTGCAGGAAGCGTTCTGCATCTGCTTTTCCGGCGGAAGCAGTTACGCAGTCCTTTCCGACAAAGTAGTAAGCGCCGATGGGAATACCGGCAGCCTTCGCGCCTTTGTAATTTGCTTCCCATTTGCTATCCGTATAAAAACCGGCATCGGAGCCGCCAACTTTGATGATGGCAAACTCGATACCGGCCTTTTTGACCTTATTCCAGTCAATAGTTCCCTGCCAATGACTGACGTCGATTCCTTTTCTCGTCATGTTATTATTCCTCCTCATCGTGACGGTCATGGAGCTGCTCCAAGACCTCCTTTAATTTCTCCGGTACCGGCAGGCCGAGGTGTGCTGCGTTCTCCGTCAGCGACAGACCTTCATTGGACAGGTAGAAGAAGATGATCGCCGTGCGGAGCACTCCCGGATGGCCGAGTACCTGAACATCAATGACGTTTCCGATGCCTACCAGCAGGAAGATCAGCACCTTGCGGCAGATTCCCTTAAAGCCGACCTCGCTTGAGAGCTTTTTGTCTGAGATGGCACACATGATGCCGGTAAGGTAGTCGCAGGTCACAAAGATCACCAGAGCAATCAAGAGTCCGTCACAGCCGCCAAGGAAATAGCCAAGCCAGCCTCCGACAGCGGCAAATACCAGTTGGATCGTGTTCCAGAATTCTTTCATGAGAAAATCCCTCCTTTGTGCAAAATAAAAGCCGCCTGCATTTTGCAGACAGCCTCGTGAACTGTATCCGTGTATGAAGTTATATCTGTTTTGGCAGTGCCTCCCAGAGCCGCATATCCTCCTGTCCCAGCGACCACATGGCAAAGCCTCTCACTCCCCAGCGGTAGGCCGCTTCATTTGCCCAGTAAACGAGCGAATCCACGTCTTGATAGTAGAGGATGGAAAAGCCGTCAGCATCACCGAGAAAGAGCCTTGATATCCAGATGTCGATGTCCTTTGGCGTGATGGTCACCGTATAATCGTTCCCACAGGTCAGAGCAAGCTCATGGGAGTGGTAGAATTCATAATCCAGCGAAATGCTCTCGCTGCGTGTCGCATCCTCCTCAATATCCGAGGTCAGCGTAAACACCTGAAATTCCGTATCCCATGTGACATTCGACCGACTGATCCTGCCATACTGCGTAACTGTGCCGTCCGGGAAGGTAACATCAAAACGCTCATAGGGCTCGTAAGTCCACGCATCGCCAAGACGGAGCAGTTCGCAGACCGTCCGGTTATTTGACCGGTATCCGGCATAGCCTCCGGAAAAGCCGCTGACCGTAGCGGTGAAGCGAAGCGTATAGGAAGAACCAGAATAGACACGCACCTTGTTTCCACGGATACGCATTTCGACCGTGTACATGGATGGATTGTTACGAAGGTCGGCATTTGCTGTTCGTTCTATGGTCTGGCTGTAGCTACCAAGGAGCGTGCTGCCATTATAAAGCTCCACAGCCTGAGAATCATAATTCAGGCAGCAGAACAGATCACCGCAGAATACTCCGGCCTTGCCACTTCCTGTCGCAGGAAAAGCCAGCCTTGCCCGCAGGTGAATATCGGAAAAACCATCGTATCGCCATGCGAGCTTTCCGGAGCCGTCAAGCTGAGAGTAAACGCGGCTTTCGGAATATTCATCCTCGCGCCATACCTTCCAAGAGCCTGAAAGCGTCGTCCAGTAGTTTGTTTGCAGCACACCGTAGTCCCGGAAATCCTCATACCAGATGAGGGCAGAGTCTGGCTTTCGCCTCAGCATTTCACAGGTGAGCTTGAAGGCTCTATCCGGCTGACACTCGTTGCCGTCCACGTCGATAAAGTGGCGTGGAGAGAGTGTAAAGGTCGCGCTGCCTGCAGAGGGAGCCTCCGAAAAGCTGCTGCAAACACGGTAGCCGTAAAACTGTACGCCTTTTACATCTACGGATATCACGATGGTGTGCGTCCCGGCAGATAGTGAAATGTTGCTGGCGAGCGTCGTCCAGAAGGTGCTTCTCCAATATGGCCACCAGAGCCTGCTTTCCGTAAAATGCGTCGTGTTGCCGTCAATCGAAACATAGATGCCGTTTTTATCCCAGAAGGGATAGCAGAGGCGGATGGCGATGTCGTAGGTTCCGGCGCTTGATACGGAAAAGGTATATGTGGCAGAGCCAGCGTCACCGAGAGTGGCCACACCATTTTCAAAGGATACAATGCCGGAGTAGGAGCTTGTCGTTCCATCCGCATCCACATAAATGGTGCCGAACTCTGTGTGTTGCTCTTTGCTGTAAGCCGTCAGGTAATGCCTCCTGTTATAGGTTCCGTTCATCAGAAGATACTCATAGCTTGTGGCATCTCTGCCTTCCATGAAGTCGTAGACTTGCGGAAGCGCCCAAGGCACCATATCGTAGTCATCCCAATATGCGAGGAGCGGGATGAAGGGCTGCGGAGGAGCATCGTCCGTGAAGTTGTATTGCCCGGTCATCCAGTTCTTTGCCGCGTAATAGGTATTTGATGTGCCGCGATAGGTTTTACCGAGGTTTGCAGGAAGGTCATAAATCTGCCAGTTCCATCCGTATGCAGGAAGGCCGAAGAATATCTTCTCCGGATTCATGACTGTGACCGCATAGTCGTAAATGCCCTCCAGCCAGTCCCTTGGAGAGACGGCTCCGGGAGCAGAGCCTGCCCACGCCATGCCATAGCTCATGATGGCCGCCGTATCGCAGTAAGCATTGAGGTCGCCGTAAACGCACCAGTTCTCGCCGCCGACCGAGCCGTTGATGGAATTCATACCCGGCAGGCAGATGTTTATGAGTTTGCTGTTATCATAGCCTTTTACTGTGTTATAGATATTCCGAAACATTGCCGTGGAGGCAGCGTGCGTGGAATACCCGTCGCCCTTCTCAAGGTCGATGTCGATGCCGTCGCACCACGGGTATTTTTCCATAATGCGGACGATCTCCGAAAGGAAGGTATCTTGAGCGCCGTCGGTGTTATCCCGGAGAGCAGCAAAGATACTGTTCGTGCCATCGTTGGATATCGTCAGCAGCCATTTGATATGCGGCCATCGGTTGATGTAGGTCAGCATATTGGAAATGGCCACGCCGCTTTCCGTGATGACACCGGTGCGCGATACCTTAAAAGAAAAGAGACCTACTTGCGAGAGGCGGTCTCCATATGCGGCAAGTGCCTGATACATTCTGGAATTGCCCATGAATGTCCAGACCATGCACTTGCGGCCTTTCAAATAATCGTAACTCACAGGGCATCACCTCCGTCCTGCATTTCCTGAAACTCAACATAGATGCGTGCAGACTTTTTATCTGCTACAGTAATCGGGTGCTTGCTGTCACCGGCAGCGGAGTATTGGAAAAAGCCGTCCTTGGATGTTGTAGCACCGTTCTTCAGGCACTCCCTCGTAGAAGCGAAAAGGTCAAATTCATCACCGGCAGCAGCCGTTGCTTTAAAAGTAGCCTTATGAGCACCTTCACCCAGCGCAAGCGATATATTTCCGGCAGCCATCGCTTGAATCGGAAAGACCTTGTAGTCAAGACCAGCAGCAGTGGAGCCGAGATTGAAGATGACACAGGTTGCAGCGGAGCGGACGATGCCGTTATAAAATCTCTTGCCTGCTTTCGCATCGTCGCCATCGTATTTTTCCAGAAACGTTTCGGTGCTGATGACAAAGCCTGTGACTTTATCACCTTCCTGCAGCATCAGGTCGGTAAACCAGACCGAACCGGTGCAATCTGTGATGGTGGGCTTTACCATAATGTTTACGACGCGCTTATCCTGCTTTTTTGTAATTGTCTCTGTAAAGCGTGTAAACTCCGGCATTTATCCGTCCTCCGTCCATTGAATTTCTGATACATGGCCTACCCAGCCGGTGGCGATGGAGCCGCCCTGCAGGAGCATATCTGTTATATATACAGTTCCGGTGCAGTCGGTCACGCATACCCGGATGGTGATCTTTGTGACGCGGCCATACTGAGGAGAGACATCCTGTGCCACGTGTGTAAATGAAGCCATAGAAATCCCTCCTTCAGATCAGGTCTATAAATCGTGTTTCCGTTGTTCCGTCCTCGTATTCAAAGGTCACCTCAATGCCCACCTGTCCATTCGTACCTTTTGAGAGATTCTCAGAGGCAATCTGCGCCGAAAAGGTATAGCACTGCCGGTTGGCGGGCGTTATGGTCTGTGAAAGACTCTTTGTGGTATTCAGCGCACCTTCGCATTTGAAGGAAGCCGTGCCGGATACGCCATTATCTGCATCCACGGTAAATCCGGAGTTTTGCCAGTAGCTAAGACCGGAATCTGCTCTGGAATTACGCAGGTGATTAAACGGCACCAGATCCTTCATTTCCTGACTGTCTATCAGATCGGTAGACTCCAGCGTATCGGCTGCGTTATCCCAGCGTGAGGAGGAATCGCCCAGCTCCCGGAGGGTAGTGGAAAGCTCCAGCACCGTATTCCAAGGCTCCTGCAGGTTGTATTCCCTACGGACGATTCTGGTCTTTACAGACAAGTTCAGGTCATCATCCTTCACCATGACCGTATCGCCCAGCGCCCATGTTTCATGTTCATAGCCGGTCAGTACCGACAGATCCATCGCCTTTAGCACATAGGAGATACGCGGAGAGGCATAGTCCGCCAGACGCATGTTGGCATATTCCAGCATCTGATATGGATTGGTGAAGTTCGAGCAATCCAGCGTAGCAATTCGTATTTCGGAAGTATAGGTCGTGTCCTGCACATACTCGTTGCCGCCATTGATCGAAGCAAAGGTCATGCCGTCCTTGCCATAGGCGTAAAGCCTTGTAATCAGGCTGGTCGTATCAATGACGCGTTGGATGGATTTCATGTTTTTCTTGTAGCAGAACAGTACGCCGGAATCCTCACCGGAGAAGGTTAGGAGCTTCACGATCCTGTTTGCGTTATCAAAAATCAGGTCGCCGCCGTGAATGTTCTGTACTGCACGCAAGATTGCCAGCGCGTTTTTCTCAGAGCAAGTCCAAGTACGCTTTGTGGAGACATTAACCGTGCCCACATCCCAGTCGGTACCTTGCAGGGCATAAGCCATCGGCACATCAGCCGTGTCTGCGTTAAAGGTAATCTCGTCCTTTTTTACGGAGTAGGCAAGGTCATAGAATGCCGCTTCCGCATAGACCGTGGTGATGGCCTTGCCGCTTTCTTCCTTGTCGTCCGTAATCGTGCGGATGCGATAGGTGTCGCTGACAATACGCACGGTCTTTTCGTTATCAATATAGGCGCGTTTGCTGTCCTGAAACGGCAGCTTAAATTCCAGCTCATCCACGCCGTTGATCTCACTGGTCACTATGATGTCATAGGCGTTATCCAGCACAGCTTCCACATTCCCGTCTGAGTCCAGAATGACTGGTCTTGCATAGCCAAGTTTGGTATAGAGCGGCTTTGGATTATCGTACAGACTGATAGATGTAAGCGTAGGCGTCCTCGCCGTATTTGTGGTAGAAAGCGTGACGCGGTATTTGATGTATTTCTTTGCAGGAGATTCCAGCTCGCCGTTTGCGCCGACAGCCTGCCACTCTGTCCAAGTGGAGAGGTCATCTGAGGTGGCTGTTTCCACAAGCGCGATAGAGGTTTCTCCCGGAGAGTAATCTGCCTTCACAGAAACTCTGCCGTTGCCGGTAACGCCACAGTCCCTTGCTGCGGTAATGAGCTGACCGCTTGACGGATAGACAGAGTCTGTGGCTCGAAGTGTAACGACATCTGCTGTTGTCAGGCCGTCCACATCACCGGTCAGATCTGCGCCGTTTGCAGAGAGTAACTCCAGAAAATATTCTGCAAGGTCATCAGCTGTCAAATCAGAGTCGCAGTCGAGGAACCAGTCATCGAAGCCGCCTGCATACCAATAGGAGTCCGCGTGCATTCCCCAGATGAGGTCTGCCACACAGCTACGATTCAGCTCGCCGGTAAAGGTCAGCACGCTTGACTGCCAAACCGTACCGGAGCTCTTATCGCCAAGGATATACTGCGCCGTCTTTGCATTTGGCTTAATCACGCAGGCAATAAAGTACCAGTAGCCGTTTAGCAGAGAGAACGATGGCGTTACCGACGTATCGAGGATCAGAGAACCGGAGGAGTTATACAGCATAATCCTCGGTTTTCCTCTGAGCAGCGACAGATAGAAAATCGGCTGCCCGGAACCATAGCGGGTATTCAGGATCGGAGTATAGGTGTTGCCGACTGAATATGTCGTAGGCTTCATCCAGCCGCCGACCACGATGGTTTCACCGAGATTTGAGAAGATACTGCCGTCGTTTTCCACCTTCAGGTAGGTTTTCTCTGAAGAAGGATTATTGATGTTCATCTGGAAGTAGCGACCGAAATTGCCTGTTTTTAGATCAGCGGTGGTGCCGCTCCAGTTATGAATATATGCCTTGCGATCTTTCCCGGAGGAATCCGCCAGATAATCATCTGCATCCGGCTCTGATTCGTTAAAACGCCAGAGGCCGTCAGGAGCCCATGCAGCCGGGAACTCGCCGGTGAAGGCATCTTGGGTATTCAATATATTTTTAAGAGCCATGCAAAATCACCTCCAGCGGCTTCTGGCTTGAATGTTCAGTTCCGTAAATGTTGTATTTGTGCCGACCGCAGCAATCACAATGGTGTTATCTCCCGTATTTAAGACCGGGAAGTTCAGCTCCGACAGAAGCGGGAGACCGTTTCGAAGCGTTTCTCCATTAGAATCAACTACTTTTGCCGTCATAAGGTCGGAGTCAATAATCAATGTTTCTCCGGAGGCAAGCCGTCCAATGATCTGAAGCTCGCTGCCGTTTGTGGTTATGGAGATATACGAGTCCGTCCCGGAAGGAATTACACCCTTTAAGGAGTAGACTGGGTAGGACTCGATATTTCCAAGAGCGCGTGAAGCGGTAAAGGTTCCGGCTTCCGCAAAATCAAAGGTCTCGTCTGATATGGCATAGCCATAAGGGTCTGGGCAGAAAAATTCCAGATCGAAGGTGCAGGAATTGCGTACTGCCCGGTCAAAGGAAAATCCGGACGTCAGCCTTGCTTCATACACTCGTCCCGGTTCCTTGTCCAGAATGAGCTGGCAGAGGCCGTTGTCCGGACTCAGCCATTCGATAATATCGTCCTTCTTTGAAAGAAACTGCTCATCTGTCTCTCCCGGAGGAATGAAGCAGGAAATCAGTATCTTTCGCTCGGATACCGTTTCTCCGAAATCAAGCACGCCGTGCCGTCCGGGCATGGTGATCGTGTTGTTTCTAAGCTCCGGCATACGGTATTCGTTTGTAATCCTTGTCGCAAGCCCCATAGACTGGGAGGTTGTTCCGTTAAATGAAAATCCCATATTACACCAGTCCTTTCGCCCTGCGTCCGGCAGTCAGCAGTGTGTTGAGCTGTTGAGAAATCTTCCGGATATCGTCGTCGCTTCTGACACTCATTTCCTCGATATTGATGAGAGGCTGGTCGCCTGAAACGCTGAGAGTAGCGCTGCTTACTGCATCCTGAATCATGGAGCGCAGCGAGCTTACACCGACCACAGCCTCATCGCCAGCCTCGCCGCCGCCAAGAAGGGTGCCGCCGCTCTGTCCGAAGATGGTCGCATCCTTTAAGATCATGCCGCCGGACATCGCCTTCTTATACCAGTCCACAGAAAAGTGCGGTATGGATGGCGGGTTCAGCGAGAAGCTGCCTGTGATGGAGAAATGCGGCAGCTTGATCTTCGGCAGGCTCCAGCTGAAGTTGAATACGCTCTTCAGCTTGTTCACGATGCCGGAGACCGTACTCCAGATGGTATTGAATACATTGGAGATCGTATTTTTGATCCCGTTTAAGATATTGGACACCGTGCTCTTGATCGCATTGAAGCCATTGCTGATGCCGGACTTCATGGTATTCACCACATTCATGACCGCGCTCTTAATGCCGTTCCACACGGAAGTGACCACGCTCTTTACGGCATTGAAAATCGTAGAGGTCGTAGCCTTTATGGCGTTCCATGCGGTGGTAATGACCGTCTTTATGGCATTCACGACAGTTTCAACAGCTGTTTTTATCGCGTTCCAAACAGTGGTCACCACAGTCTTTATCACGTTCAGGACGGTTTCGATGATCGTCTTGTAGATATTGAAATAGGTGGTCACTAAAGTTTTGATTGCATTGAATATGGTTTCAAAAAAGCTCTTGATGCCATTCCAGATCGTAGAGATAACCGTCTTTATGGCATTCATCACGGTTTCGACCGTGCTCTTTATCGTGTTCCATGCTGTGGATAGAAAGCTGCTGATTGCATTTACCACGGTAGTGAAGGTGTTCTTTATTGCCTCCCAGATACTGACGAAGAAGTCCTTGATCGCCGTCCATACTGTAATGGCGATTTCCTTGACCTTTTCCCAAAGGTTGATCCAGAATTCTCTGAAGCCCTCGCAGTTGTTCCACAGGTAGATGAAGGCTGCCACCAGAAGGCCGATAGCCGTAATGATCAGGCCTATCGGATTTGCCGCCATAACAGCGTTTAGTCCTGCCATCGCCGTTTTTACTCCCGCCATAGCGGAGGTGACGGTCGGAATAATGGTCATAATCGTACCGACCGCGGAGATCACCTTGCCGACTATTACAAGTACCGGCCCGATTGCAGCAGCCACGAGCGCAATCTTTACGATCATCTGCTGCATAGGCTCTCCGAGGTTGTTCCACCATTCGGCGAGGGATTTCAGCTTGTCAGAGAGCTCTTTAAGGACAGGAGCAAGAACTGACATCAGGGAGTTGCCGACCTCTGCACCGGTTTCCTTCAGAGAATTCATCGTCATCTGGAACTGGTCAATCGGGTCGAGTGTCTCATTGAAGGTATTCTCGACACTGCCTTCAAAATCACCGAGGAAGCCGGAGAAATCCGACAGGTTGAGCTTTCCGGTCTGCACGGCATTGTAGATGGAGGCACCGGCCTTACTGCCGAAAAGGTCATAGGCCGCCTGCAGCTTTTCTGCATCGCTTCCGCTTCCCTGCATGGTAGCAGAGAATTCCGCAAGTGCCTGATCCAGCGTTTTGCCGTCTGCCGTTGCATTCTTCATGGCTGTCTTTAAGCCCATCATGGCGGCAGATGTATCAAGGCCGGACATTTCCACCATGCCCATAAAGCCAGCGGCCTGCTGGGCAGTGAGTCCCATTTCCTTCAGCTGCGCGGCATTGGAGGAGAGGGCATTTGCCAGCGTGTCCATATCAATGCCGGTGGCCTGACCGGTAGCGTTTAAGGCGTCCAGAAGATTATCTGCCTCGGAAGCGTCCATGCCGAAGGCATTCATGACGGAGGATACATTGTCGATAGATGTCGAAACATCGGTATCATTGAGCTGGGCAAACTTGATGAATTTTGCCGAGAGGTCATCCAGCGCCTGCCCGGTCAGGCCGAAACGGGTGTTGACCTCGCCAACAGCAGCACCGGCAGTTTCGAAGTCCGTCGGTATCTCTGTGGCGAGGTCTTTTACGATCTGGCACATATCTTCCAGCTCATCGCCGGTAGCGCCGGTTTTCTGTGCAACGATGTCGAGGCCAGCGTCCACCTCGTTAAAGGCTGCAATGGAGGCAGCACCGATGGCGACAATAGGAGCCGTGACATGTGTCGAGAGGCTTGTGCCGACATCAGATATCTTCCCGCCGACCTCCTGCAGCTTGGAACCGGTTGCCTTGAGTGTAGCGGAGATAGAAGTATCAGTATTTTTGCACTGCTGTTCGAGGTTTTTGAGCTCGTTTTCGGTCTCTATGATCTCACGCTGCCATGCATCATATTGCTGCTGGGTGACGGTACCGTTTTTAAGTCCAGCATCCATCTGGTCTTGCACGGACTTCAGCTGTGTGAGCTTTTCCTTCGTTTCGGAGACTGCCTGTTGTAGGAGCTTCTGTTTCTGTTCGAGCAGCGTGGTATTTGTCGGGTCGAGCTTCAGGAGCTTGTTGACGTCCTTTAGCTGCGACTGAGTTGATTTGATTTCCTTGTTTACGCCGGAGAGGGCTTTGGAAAGGCCGGTCGTATCGCCGCCGATTTCCACGGTTATGCCTTTTATTCTGTCAGCCATGCGATGACCTCCTTCCTGTTAAAATCGATCCATCTGCTCCTGTGTCGCGAGCGCAGGATAGTTGAAATCGTCGTTGCTCATTTCTGCATACATGTCATTGACAGTCCCGATAGTGAGCAGGTCGAGCTCCGAGATGGAAAGCCCGATCTGCACACACCGGAGTAAAAAGAGCGGGGTTGTCATTTCCCGCTCTGTCGGATGATGTTTTTTTTAGATTCCACCTGCTGTTCCACATTCAGTCCCCACAGTTCGATGATCTGGGGCAGGATTTCATAGATGGAGAAGGTGTTGAACTGGTCGAGCCAGTCCTCCGGAGTATCCGGGACATCAGGATCCTGATGCTTTGCCATCAGCCATGCGATGTTCTCAAAAAGCTCCAGACTGAAAGTGTCCAGATTGGAGCTTTCTGCGTCGCTTTCATCGATGCCTTTCTGCAGCTCGTTTAAATCCTTGTAAATATCCCTGTGGAACTTATTTCTGTAAAGGCGAGGAATGGCGGCTGAGGCGCGGAACTGCACCTCTTTGCCGTCAACCTCGATTGTTTTTGTTACTGCCATATCGCGCCTCCTTATTCACCGCTACTTACTGAAGCACTCGGCTCATATACAGAGCTGTACCAAGCGTCGTAAACAGCACTTGTAGTGTTCGTACCGGTTTTGACCTTCACAATGCCGGAAGGGAGCGGAGAAGCTGTAATGGAGAGCGTCTCTGTCTGCACCTCGGTAGAGTCCTCCTTGGTGCTGCCGGTGACGGAAGGGCGGGTCGCGCTGCAGTAATACATGCAGTGGCGGATCTTTCTCTGGTCGCCGGAAAACTCAAAAAGCAGTGCAAAATGCTCCGGCTCTACATCCTTGTTCTCAACAATGACACCGTTTGCATCCTCAGTCTCATGCATGACATCCGTAAGAAAGCTCTCCGGGATCAGCGCCAGCTCAAAGTCGCCGGAATAGCCGTTGTTGTTTGATACCATGTAATAAACGGAGTCATCCGCATAGAATGGATCATTATCTCCCTCAGCATCCAGCGAAAGGGATACGGCACCGGGCATTGCTATGGGTGTACCAAAGGTGACAGTGCCGTCAGCGGCAAGCGTAGCAATTGCGTAGTGGCAGTTTTTAAGGCCGAACTTGACCTTGTTACTCGTGTTAGACATAGTTTTTAACCTCCTATAATCTGTGTTTGATATAAGACCTCGTACAACTTCTCTGACTCGATCCATACCTCAGATTTCTCATAAGGCAGGTCGTGGGCGATTAAGATGTCCTCGATCTGGGTTTCTGTTTCCGGGTCTTTTACATCCGTGTATAATTCGATGTTCAGTTCATCAATTTTTTTGAACACGGTGTCATCCGCGAACATATTGTCAGAGCCCGGATATAGAAAAACGAGGAAGGGTGGGTCTGGTGACTCGCCTTCGGCAAAATGGTCGTAGGCAAGCGGCAGACCGGCTTCCTCTAACATGGTGATTACATCGTCGTATGTCATGATCCACCTCCCAGCTTCTGCTTGATGGTATTGACGAACTTTTCGTTTCCGCGTTCCTCGGCTGAGGCGATATGAGGCTGTGCCGGAACACGTCCGCCGCCGCGTTTCACATGCCCGTGCTCCAGAAGGTGTGCCAGCTGATAGCGGTTCCTCGAATGCACTACAAGGTCAATGCTCTGTGAATCCTCATGCATATTCTTGACCGACCAGCTTTTCTTATATTTGCCGGTATCAACCGGAGCGCCAGCCTGAATATCCTTGCGGACGGAAGCAGCAGTCTCTTTCACGGCGGCCTTCAGGTCATCTGTGGCGAGCTTTGAATATTTTTCGAGCTCCTCCATAATGGCGTCGCCCATCTCGCTTATTGATACATTTTTACTCATGCGTTTTTCTCCAACTTGCAGTTGAATTTCAGGCTGTTGTGCTTATAGCCCATCGGGTTCACATAGGTGATGTTGTAGGTGCGGCCTTCCGCGATGATCCGGTATTTTGTCGATTCCACAGCGGCAAGCTCGGAGCAGTAGCGGCAGGTGAAGTCCAGCGATTCCTCCGGATTGATGACGACACCGGAGCCTTCCGAACCGGAGCTCGTGCCGACAGTCGCCCAGCAGGAAAAATAATCCGCCCAGCCGGTTTTGTGGTTTCCGTATTTGTCGACGATGACCGTATTTTTCTGGAAAGTGACGCGCACCCTCATTGCTGCTATATTCATGAAAACGCTCCTTCCCGTATTGCAAAAAGAAGTGAGCGCAGCGTCAAGGTAAGAGCATGGTGGTCGGCTTCCTCCCTGTGCTCAAAGAGATAGGCACAGGTATAGAGGATAGCGACCTTCATGGTTTCCCGGATTGCAGACAGCTCCGCTTCGGTATATTCATCAGAAGAAGCCGCATCGGAGTCGACCACTTCCCACTGATCATCCGTAAGTCTTGCAATATCAATACATAAGCGAATTGCAGAGGCCAAGAGGATACCGACCGTGGCATCCTCATCCGACGAATCTACGCGCAGATAGGCCTTCGCATCTTCAGTTGAAATCAAAGCCACGGTCGTTCACCTCCTTGCCTTAAGAACCGGAAGTTGCCTTCATGTCAAGAATCTTGATGCCTTCGGAAAGGATCAACTTGCCATCAACACGCTCCGTGCAGGTAAAGCCGACCTGACCGTTGGTAGCGTAAAGTTCATTGAGGCGCTTGATCGTGCGACCGGCTCTATCAGCGATCCAGTAGCAGGAGAAGTCGCCGAATGCGATGGCTCTTGCGCCTGCGGCCATTGTAGGTACCTTCGGAGAGGTGTAGAGCGGATAGCCAAGCAGTCTATCAGGTTCTCCGGCAGTAAGTGCAGGCTGCCATACATAGACGCCGTTCAGATCCTTGAGCTTTCTGATAGCTGCGACAGTTGCATCGTTCATGAGGAACTTCGCCTTGCTGCGATAGGGAGCCTTGAGAGAGTACACAAGGCTGATCAGCTCATCTGCGGTAATTGCCGTAGCTGAAGCTGCGGTTACGCCGGAAGGAGCACCACCAGCGGTGGAAGGGATGAACAGGCCAGTAGGTCTGTCGATAGCCGTCTGGCCGGTCTGCACAGCACCGTTGATGAAGGCATCCTCTTCAGCTTCGCCGAAGGCGCGACCGAATTCCTCAGAGATGTAGCCTTCGATATCAAAGAAGCTGTCGGAAAGCAGCTCGTCGGACACTTTGATGAGGTCAGTCAGCTTGAAGGCATCAATGCTGGTCTGCGCGAAGGTCGGATTGCTCTCGGTGTAGGCACCGTTCTCGGCAGTCCACGCCGCCTGCGTGTGACCATTTGCCACAGGGATCTTGCGCTCGTTCTGTGTGGTGATGACCTTGCAGCCGATAGTACGCATGATGTTGTTTTCATTGAGCGCCTGAACAAGGGTGTGCTCGAATTCAATCGGAACAAGGTATCCGCCGTTTGCATCGGTTCCTTCCTCAAGTACATCGCGGATTGCAGGATTGCTGGGATGACGGATGTTGTCCCAGAAGGCCTTCTTATAGGCTGCAGAAGCTCTGCCGAGCTTATCCTCCGGTTCATCCTTTACACCGGGCTTTCCGGTGAGCGGAGTAGAAGTCGGTGCGCTCATCATCTTGTCGATCTGCTCCTGACGCTGCAGGCGCTCGATATCCTTGGTGAGGTCGGTGACTTCCTTTTCCATCTTGTCGTAGGTTGCGGCATCCTCCGCAGAAACCATGCCGCCGTTCTGAGAGTGGCTATTAAGAAACGCCTTAGCGGCCTCCCATGCCTTCGCTCTCTTGTCCATGAGTTCCATAATCTGAGTCATAGTAAAAATCCTCCTTTAATGTGCGAGAAGCGAAAGGCGCTTCTCAAGATCGGTTACTGGTACCATGTGTTTATTTGCTTCCGGCTTCTTCTTGGGAATCAGTCGGGAAAGCAGCGAATCGGTGACGGCCTTGCGGGAGAAAAGCATCTCCGTATCAGCCGTATCCTCCGGGACAGATTTTTCTCCATCCCTGAACAGAATCTCGTCAGCAAAGCCGAGCTTCACGGCCTCTTTGGCGTTCATCCATGTCTCGGCATCCATGAGCTGTGAAATCTTGTGGCGGGAGAGCCCGGACTTGATTTCGTAGGCGTTCATAATGGATTCCTTGACTTCGTTTAACATGTCGATGGCTTTCTGCATTTCCTCAGTATCACCGATGGCGATGGTCGCAGGGTTGTGTACCATCATCATGGCCACAGGACTCATGCAGACCTTTGTTCCGGCCATAGCGATAACCGATGCTGCCGAAGCAGCAAGAGCATCAATCTTGACCGTCACATCATGTGGGTAATCCATCAGCATGTTGTAGATCTGTGCAGCAGCAAAAACATCACCGCCCGGAGAGTTGATCCAGAGGGTGATGTTTCCATCGCCTGCATGCAGTTCATCTCTAAATAGCTTGGGTGTTACTTCGTCGCCGAACCACGTTTCATCGGAAATTTCCCCGTCGAGGTAGAGCGTTCGGTCGGAGCCAAAGCTGTCCGGCTCCTCGTTTCGCACCCAGTTCCAAAACTTTCTGGTCATAGTGCCTCCTTCTTTCTGAACCGGGTGCGCCCGTCTTCGGGTTCCGGTTCGGTTTGTGTTTCCTTCGTTTCATCAGCTTCCTCCTGCGTCTGTGCTGAGGCCGCAAAAATACCTGCGTCCTTGAGCTTGGTCATATTGCCATTGATCAGGTACAGGTCGCCGCCTTCCTCCTCCGGAATACGGTCGAGGTTTTCAAGCTCTCTGATATCGTTAGCGGACATCCAGCCATTTTGGCGTCCGACCGCATAACCGTTCATACGGCTCTGGTAGTCGCCTCTGAGCAGACCGTCCACGTTGAATTTGAAGAAGTAGTCCTTCTTTTCATCCGGAGAGAGCAGTGCTCTCTGCATGGACTGTTCCCAGCGGCATACCCACGGGTCGAGCGTGTATTTCACAAATTCCAGCGACTGTTGTTCGATATTTGAGAAGCTTGACTTCTCAAGATCTCCGATCATGTGAGGCGGGATGCGGAAGATACGTGCAATTTCATTGATCTGAAACTTTCGTGTCTCCAAAAATTGCGCCTGTTCCGGTGAGATGGAGATAGGCGTATATTTCATGCCTTCCTCCAGCACAGCCACCTTATTTGCATTAGAGCTGCCGCCGAAAGCAGAGTTCCAGCTTTCTCTTACACGCTCCGGATCTTTTACCACACCGGGATGCTCCAAGATGCCGCCGGGAGTCGCGCCATTTGCAAAAAACTTAGCGCCGTATTCTTCGCAGGCGATTGCCATGCCGATGGCATTCTTAGCCATTGCAATTGGGCTGTAACCTACAAGGCCGTCAAAGCCAAGGCCGGGAACATGCAGTACGTCGGACGGCTGGAGCCTTACGCGGCTGCCGTTCATCGTGTGCGCCTCATCCTGTGATGTTTGGTATTCGTAATAAAGCTCTCCGTTTTCATCACGGTTGACCGTCATACGATTTGGCATCAGAGGATAGAGTGCGACTACTTCGCCCTTGCCGTTCCGGATGATCTGGGCGTAGGCATTTCCCCACAGGAGTAGATGCGTCATCAATGTTTCCCGGAATACAAAGGATGTCATTTCCGGATTTGGCTCATCATGAAGCAGGAAGTAGAGAGGATGATTTATCGCTTTTTCCTTGCTGCCGCCTTCGCCGTATCGATATAGGTGAATCGGCAGGCCTGCAATCGCCTCGGACAAAATCCTCACGCAGGAGTAGACCGCCGTCATCTGCATGGCGGAGCGCTCCGTTACAGCCTTGCCGGAGGTCGTGCCGCCGAAGAAGAAGCGGTAGGAGCTTCCGGTTGTTGAATTGGTAGGCTTATCTCTTGAACGAAACAGTCCTGAAAATATGCTCATATTGATCACCTGCCTTTCAGATAAATAAAATGCCTCTGTCGTCATAGACAGAAGCACCGTTGTCATTGCCGCAGCGGATCGCACGGTCAAGCGCCATGATGGTGGCGATAGCACCGTCGATCTTCTCTGTAGATTTTTCCTTGTCAGCCTTGATATTTCCGGCTGGGTCAGTACGGATGAAGATGTTATCCATATTCCAGCGGAGCACCGGGTGGCCGCCGTGAGCGAGCTTTTGCTCAAGTGTCAGCTTCATGAGTTCCTTTGTGGGCGGGCTCATATCCTTAAAGCCCTGTCCGAAGGGCACGACAGTAAAGCCCATGTTCTCCAAGTTCTGAACCATCTGGACTGCTCCCCAGCGGTCGAATGCGATCTCGCGGATATTGAAGCGCTCGCTGAGGCGCTCGATGAATTTCTCGATATAGCCATAATGGATGACATTGCCCTCGGTGGTCTGCAGCATGCCTTCCTTTTCCCAACTGTCGTAGGGCACATGATCGCGCCTCACGCGAAGCTCCAGCGTATCCTCTGGCACCCAGAAGTACGGGAGGATCACATACTTGTCGTCTTCATCCCGTGGCGGGAATACCAGCACAAAGGAAGTAATATCCGTAGTGGAGGACAGGTCAAGACCGCCATAGCAGACACGGCCTTCGAGGTCGTCCTCATTAACTGGAAAGGCACAGGCGTCCCATTTATCCATTGGCATCCAGCGGACAGCCTGCTTTACCCATTGATTAAGGCGCAGCTGCCTGAAGGAATTCTCTTCACCGGGGTTTTGCTTTGCCGATTCGCAGGCCGCTTCCACCTTGTCAATGCCGACCGTGATACCGAGAGAGGGGTTTGCCTTTTTCCACACTTCCGGATCAGTCCAGTCCTCGTCAGGTTCCGCACCGTAAATGACCGGATAGAAGGTTGGATCGACCTTCCTGCCGTCGAGGATGTCCTGCGCTTTCTGGTGGACTTCATAGCAGATGGTGTTTGTATCGTTTCCGGCTGTGGTAATCAGGAAATACAGCGGCTGCATTCTGGCATCGCCGGAGCCCTTTGTCATTACATCAAAGAGTTTCCGGTTCGGCTGGGTGTGCAGCTCATCGAATACCACACCGTGGATGTTAAAGCCGTGCTTACTGTAGGCCTCAGCGGAGAGCACCTGATAGAAGCTGTTGGTAGGCTCATAGATGATCCGTTTCTGGGAGGCCAGTATTTTGACGCGACGATTAAGCGCCGGGCACATTCTCACCATATCCGCAGCAACATCAAAAACGATGGTGGCCTGCTGTCTATCTGCAGCGCAACCGTAGACTTCGGCGCGTTCCTCACCGTCACCGCAGCAAAGGAGCAGGGCGACAGCGGCGGCCAGCTCTGACTTTCCCATCTTCTTTGGGATTTCGATGTAGGCCGTATTGAACTGACGGTAACCATTCGGCTTCAAGACACCGAACAGGTCGCGGATGATCCGTTCCTGCCAGTCGATGAGCTCGAAGGGCTTTCCTGCCCACGTGCCTTTGGTGTGGGTGAGCTGCTCGATGAACATCACCGCGAAGTCCGCCATCTGCTTGCTGTAGTGAGAAGTCTCTGCCATGAAGCGGGTCGGCTTATAGTTTTTCAGTTTTCGCATTGGCACGGTGGCCGCCTCCTTTCAAGGCAAAATAAAAGACCGCCATAGCGATCCGGTATCATTACGAGAGAAAGAGCCTTCTGGCTCAGTCTCCCGGAATATTCATATTCGGGGTTTAATGCTTAGTTGTGGTTCTCCAGCAGGATGCAAAGCGCCATCTCTGCTTCTTTGCAGGTGGGATGAATGTCCCAGCCTCTGTCGTAGTTGCAAACGGTCTCGCCGTCAATCTTGATCATGAGCTTGCTGATCCTGCCGCCGTTGATGCCGTAGGTCTCGCTTGGCTCGTCGTAGTGCTTTACCCAGTAGTGACATTTGGTATATTTTTTCTTGTCCTTGGCATCCGGGATGCCGATAACTCCTTCGCTCCACATTTTCTTACGCCTCCTTTACCGTCATCTTGAAGGCCGGGATGAGGGCGTGCTCGTCGCTTCCGAAGTGGGTGTAGCGCTCCTTGACCTTTACAATTCCGTCCAGCGTGCAGCCGAGCTCCTCAAACTTTGCAATGGTCTCGATGAGGCTTGAGAAGGTGGAGCTGATGGTGAATTCCTTTACTCCGAGCTTCCGGCAATCTTCGAGGATCGCTTCGATGTCGTAATCCCAGATGACTTCGGCGAAGTTCGGCAGGTCGTTTCCGGCTTCCTTGCTGTAAAGGTAGGCCTGTCCCAGCGTCCAATGGCATCCGATCTCTTCCCAGCGCATTCCGGGTTTCGCGTTTTCTATGGCTTCGATTGTGTACTTCATGGTGGTTCCTCCTTGTGGTTGTTTTCCTTTTGGTATGTACATATATCACTCTGAACGCCTGTAATAGCAAGCTATTTATCGAAATATATGTGACAATCCTGCGGGAAGTTTTGAGGCCTAAATTGTGTAGTTTATGCCTCGCCGGTCAGAATGAAATTCACGTATTCTTTCCGGTGATCCTCAAGGTATAAAACCAGCTCGTAGAAGTCTCTCTCATAGGCCAGCCGCTGCACCGTGTTTACATCGAACATATTGGTAAGACCAGTGTCCCGGATAGCAAGGATCTGCTCCTTTACCTTTTCATCCATATCAGTCCACCACCTTCCGCACGCGGTCGATGCCGTAGATGACATTCAGGCCGGAGCCGTTGTCCCAGTTCACCATGAGGCTGCCGGTATCGTCGACTCCCGTAACGGTTCCCTTGGTGCCGATAGGCGGAGCCTGCACATCGTCCATCTGGAGAAGCTCCACGCGGGTGCCTGCCGGGTAGCGGGAGCGGAGCGCTTCAAGCTGCTCTTTCGTGATCATTCGCATGCTGCCACCTCCTTTTCCGGTGCGCCGTTCTTCCAGCTGGAGTTGCCAGAGAGATTCTTAAGGAGAATCTTGCGCTCTGCTTTATACTCGTTTCCGATGAAGCCAAGTCGCAGGAGGAAGCAGCGGAATGCGTACTTCTCGTTGTCGACTTCCTTCTCGGTGGCGCTGATGCGCTTCAAATCCCGGCTCATCTTGCCAAGGGATGCAATGAAGTGGGTGTAGGCCTTGACCTCGTCCGGCTCCGGCATCTCAGTAAACCAAGGGAAGCTGACCGTATCCTCTGTGACCTCGATGCCAAGGTCGTCAATGCCGAGTGCCTTTTTGATGAGGCTTTCCTTGGCTGTGAGGAGGTTGGTGAGGTTTCCGACCGCCACCTTGTCGAGCGGGAGGCTGACTGTAAGGCCGGTGGCTTCATCGTCGCTTTCGACCTCTTCGGTATCCTCCGGTGTGAACCCATCCGCGATCAGGCTGTGGATGATGCGCTCCAGCTTGTCTGCGTCCTCGCAGGTTACGCTGCCTTCCTTGTCGACCGTGATGTCGCCGATCTCATAAGCGCAGGTCGGCATACGCATGTAGACTGCTTTGTCGCCGGTGAGTTTTTCAATGGCCGCGACCAATGCTTTTCTGTCGTTTCCGGTTACGTTGTAATTTGCTTTCATGAGTGTGTTCCTCCTTTGTGAAATTAAGGTTTTAGGCTGTGCCTTTCGGCATGTATATACATCACTCTGAAAGCCTTATTTATCAAGCGATTTCCTACATTTTCCGAGGTAGAAAATCGCCGAAGAATCCGGGCAGAAATTGTGTACTATACACCCGCCGTTGGAGAGGTCTCGACTTCCCTTGCCAGAGCGGAATAGAGAAGCTTTTCTCCGTTTCTTATTACATACACATTTTCTTCATCGCCGGTATCCTCCACGTAACGACGAAGGATGACAGAGGCGTATTTCGGATCGAGCTCCATCATGTAGCAGACACGGTTCAGTTGCTCGCAGGCCATTAGTGTGGAACCGGAGCCGCCGAAGGTATCAATAACTACAGAATTCTCCTGAGAGGAATTCTGGATGGGATAGCCCAGAAGGTCGAGTGGCTTTGAGGTCGGGTGATCCTTATTGCGCTTTGGTTTATCGTAGTTCCAGATGGTGGTCTGCTTGCGGTCGGAATACCACGGGTGCTTTCCGTTTTGCAAAAAACCATAGAGCACAGGTTCATGCTGCCATTGATAATCGGAGCGACCGAGCACGAGGCTGTTCTTTACCCAGATACACACACCGGCAAGATGGAAGCCTGCGTTAATGAATGCCTTTCGGAAAGTGAGCCCTTCAGTATCCGCATGGAAGCAGTAAGCGGCTCCGCCTTTTTCGAGATGGTCAGCCATGTTCTTAAACGCTGCCAGCAGGAACTTGTAAAATTCCTCGCCCTTGAGAGAGTCGTTCTGGATCGTAAGGCCATCCGAGGCTTTGAAGGATACGCCGTAGGGCGGATCGGTCAGAACAAGGTTTGCTTTCCTGCCGTCCATGAGCTTTTCCACATCTTCCGGCGAGGTGGCATCTCCACACATGACTCTATGCTTGCCAACCGTCCAGATGTCGCCGGGCTCTACGAAGGAAGCCTTCTCAAGGGCAGCGGTGAGGTCAAAATCATCATCGGCGATGTCCTTTTCGCTTCCGGTGCCGAGCAGTTTATCCAGCTCACCGGCATCAAAGCCGAGGAGAGATAGGTCAAAGGACTGATCCTGCAGGTCAGATAATTCGACCGACAGCATTTCCTCATCCCAGCCTGCGTTAAGCGCCAGCTGATTGTCCGCAAGGATATAGGCACGTTTTTGTGCTTCCGTCAGGTTCTCGGCAAAGACGCAGGGCACGGTTTCATATCCTTCCTCGCGGGCAGCCGTAATGCGACCGTGGCCGACGAGGATGTTATAATCTGCATCAATGACAGCAGGACTCACAAAGCCGAACTCCCTGAGAGAAGCCCGGAGCTGTGCGATCTGCTCCTTGCTATGTGTCCGGGCATTCCGGGCGTAGGGCACCAGTTTATCAATAGGTACCTGCTCTAATTTCTGTGTGTTCATTTACATATTCCTCCTGCTTCGAAGCAGCTGCTCCATCACGCTGTCCTGCGGGCTACCCTCAAATGGCTCGGTGCAGTTTTGCTTCACAATGTCGTAAATCTCATACCAGAGCAGGTTGGCCTGCTTCTGAAAATTCATCAAAAGCTGTGTGAATGGGCTCGCAATTGCAGCGCCGGTGGTCGGGTGCTTTCCGAGCATGCCGTATTTGCTGACAGCTTCGGAGCACTGGATATACCGGGCAAAGGCCTCAGAGTAGCTTTCAAGCAGGCGCTTGTTTACCAGCCTCTCGCAGCCGCGCTCCTTGAGCCACAGCCATGTTTCCTTATAGATTTCATCTGCACCGAGGGGCTTACCGTCCTTCTGAAGAGCAGAGAGGTAATCATCCGGGCTTGGCATATCCATGCCTTCCAGCTCCACGCCGTCACCGATATCGTCAACATCGAAGTCGGTCATGTCGTCAGTGAAGTCCGGCAGCTCCATACGCTTTGCAGGTGCGCCTTTCATAATTTTGTCGGCGAGGGCGTCCGGCTTGGAGCCAGCTTTGACACGCCGCCCGCCGCGATAGGTTCCGTCTTTCGCCATGTCGATCACTTCCATTTCTGTGGTGCAGGGTTTAATACCCTGTTTGAATTGCAATTTTTGCGTAAAAGACCCCGCGCCGTTTTCCGGGGAAAAGGGTCGTAGAGATTTTGACCGCCCTACCGGTCGCCGCGCTCGCGGTGAATCTTCTCGTGACACGAACGACAAAGACTCATAAGGTTGGACTCGTCATTCGATCCTCCGTCAGCAAGCGGCACGATGTGGTGGACTTCCTCGACCGCGACGTAGCGTCCTTCCTTTAAGCACTGCTCACAAAGCGGGTGCTTGTGAACGTAGCGGTCACGGATTCGTTTCCAAGCTCTGCCGTAGCGTTTGCCGGGAGAGTAGCCGCGCTGGAACTTCTCGTAGTGCTGTTCCATAACCTTGGCATGCTCCTCACAATAAACGCCGTCCGTCAGGTGTGGGCATCCGGGATAACGGCACGGTCGTTGTGGTTTTCTTGGCATAAGCCGTGCCTCCTTTCAGGGCATAAAGAAAGCCCTGCAGGATAATCCCGCAAGGCTCGTGTGCTGCGCGTGCAGCTGTATCTTTATTCTTTTCGCTGATTATATACTATCATAAAGGGCGGGTGGACATCTTAGGACAAAGCAGGACATTTCGGGCGCATTTCAAATGATAATCGGATTATCCGGAAGCGTCACATGAAGGAGTGCCTTGCCATGCCAGCGGCGAATGGTACGGGCATCTGCACAGAGCTCCATTCCGATCTGCTCCCACGTATAGTTGTGGATGTACCGGTACTTGAGTACCATGCGCTCGTCGGTATCAGGAACTGCCTCAATGACCTCTCGTATCTGTTTCTTAAGGTCTGATAGCATTTCCAGCTCACCGGCGATTTTCTTTTCCAGTGTCCACAGCTTCTCAAGTGTCCGGACAAATGGTGCTTCGGTATTACGCGATGCCTGCACGCGGTCTTTATCATATTGGATAGCCGACACGCTGCCTGCCATCTCACGCAGGTTTTGTGCTTCCATCGTGTCGGACTTGATTCTCTGATCAAGGCGGTAGGCCTGATGGAGATATTCTTTTACTGTCATAAGGGCTTCGCCTCCTCTCGTAGTTTTTGTATGAGATACTCGCCGTCTACACTTGTTAAGGTCTTGTACCAGCCGGAGCGGAAGAACCGTTCACACTCCATTGCATCCGACATGGCAGCTTGATTACCGGGTTTCTTTTTCAGGCGCTTCAAGGCGTCCCGGTAATCCTTTACTGCCTGCAGCACGATGGCATTGGCGAGATTTTCGTAGGGATCGGTCATCACACCACCTCAAGGTCAGCCTTGACCGCGTCAATCAGTGCGGTCTGCGTCATTTCCTTCTTGGATAGCGCCTTTATGATCCTTTCGTCGATGGTACCCTTGGTGATGATGTGTTGGATCACCACAGTGCCTGATTCTTGACCTTGCCGCCAGAGACGGGCGTTGGTCTGCTGATATAATTCCAGAGACCATGTAAGGCCGAACCACACAAGGGTGGAGCCTCCGGCCTGAAGGTTCAAACCGTGACCGGCAGAGGCCGGATGGATGACTGCTACAGGAATCTTTCCCGCATTCCAGTCAGCAATATCGCGGCTGGTCTTGATCTCCCGGACATTGAAGCGCTTCTTAATGCGGCTTAGGTCATGCCGGAACCAGTAGGCCACAAGAAGCGGTTTTTCATTGGCAGCCTCGATAATATCCTCCAAAGCGTCCAGCTTCTTATCGTGGAACTCGATGACCTCACCGGTATCGGCATATATGGCACCGTTTGCGAGCTGTGAGAGCTTGCCCGTAAGCGATGCGGCATTGGCAGCAGTCACTTCACCATCGGGGAGCTGCAATATGAGCTCCTGTTTCAAATCTTCATAACGGCTGCGCTCAGAGTCGGAAAGCTGCACTTCATATTCTGTTGAAACCAGTTCCGGCATCTTCAAATGGTCGGTGGACTTCATGGAAATCGTGATATCTGAGATCCTCTGATAGATGGCATCTTCCGCATAGGGCAGCGGCTTGTAGGAATAGATGATCTCGCCGTTTCGCTTGTCCGGCATGAAGTAATTTGTCCGGTACTGCGTGATAAAGCGTCCGAGGCGCTCGCCCATATCCAGCACTTTAAACTCTGCCCACAGATCCATGAGACCGTTGGAGGAAGGAGTACCAGTCAGGCCGATAATCCGATGAATCCGTGGCCGTACCTTCATCAGCGACTTGAAGCGCTTGGATTTATGATTTTTGAAGGACGACAGCTCATCGATAATCACCATATCGAAGTCAAAGGGAAAGCCGGACTCATCAATCAGCCACTGCAGGTTTTCGCGGTTGATGATCGTGATATCCGCTTGCTGCATGAGGGCGGCTTTTCGCTCCTTCGGTGTCCCGACTGCGACCGCATAGGTCAGACCTCTTAGATGCTCCCATTTCTGGATTTCCGCTGGCCATGTATCGCGGGCGACTCTTAAGGGAGCCACCACTAAAACACGATGCACTTCGAAGCTGTCAAACAACAGGTTATATACTGCTGTCAGGCTGATGATCGTCTTGCCAAGTCCCATATCTAAAAGGACTGCGGCCACAGGGTGCTTTTCAATATAGCGGATGGCATAGTCCTGATAATCATGTGGATTGAAGTTCATCGATCATCCCTCCAATCTGCTCCGGATCGTCAATGACATATACCCGGTAGCCAAGTTCCCGCAGCAGCCTGTGGCGTGAGAGCTGGAGAGGGCGTGGCTTTTTGCCGGGTGCCTTCAGCTCCGCGAAACCGATATGGCCGTCAGGGAGTAAGATCAGACGGTCGGGCATTCCTGCGAAAGAGGGACACACCAGCTTAAGTGCAATGCCGCCGTTATTTTTCACCGCCATAGTTAACTTGTTTTCTATCTGTTTTTCTATCATTGCAAACCTCCGTCAGGCGTTAATTTCAGGGGATGTGCAAGGTGTATCAATGGTATTTACCAAACTTTTTCTTAGAGCTATTTTTTTAGGCCTAAGAGAGTTTTTATATAAGACCTTGATACACCTTGTCATAGTCCCGGATTACTGCAGAAAATCTTCCTCTGCGCCGTTGTCATCATGAATCTTTAAGCCCTTAAAATAGCGCTTCCGATTCAATGTCAGCCGCTCGAATCCGGCTTTCTCCAGCGCAAAGTAAAAGTCTGCCGTGCTGCGCACATACTCATTGCAGTCCAGCGAGTAGTTGCGGTATGCCTGATAAAGTGCCGAGGAGCTTTCCTTAAAGGACTCATCCACATCGCACTTCTCCTCCAGAAAATGTCCGAACCAGTCGTTCTGGCTGCGATATTCATCGATGGCCTTTGTTACGCAGTCCGGCACCGGAATCTGGTAGTCCAGCGCGATGACCTTTTTAGCACCTTCGATGATCCATGCCAGAATGCTTTCACCGGCATTTTCATATAGGTACTCACCGTAATTTTTGATGTCGGCCTTGCCTTCGATCTTGGCATTGAACGGGATCACGATAAGCCTGCGCCAGATACCGTCATCGGAGGCGGAGACGCGAGGCAGGTGGTTCGTATACAGCACCAGCGTGTGGCAGGGCTTGAAGGAAAACGGATCTTTATATTTCTTCTCTGCAAATACATCATCCGTAGAGCAGAGCTGCTTGACGGTGGAGTCGTTGAGCCTTGCGCCTTCCTGCATTTCCGCAGCGATCAGCAGGCGCTTGCCTTTGACCTCAGCCATTTCCGGCTTGATGTTCCTGCGGCAGCCGACGGTCAGGGTATCTGCGGATATATTTCCACTGTAGAGTCCCAGCACGCGGGAGATGGCATTCCAGAAGGTGGATTTGCCGTTGCGCCCATCGCCGTATGCGATGATGAGCGCCTCCACAAAAACTTTCCCGATTGCAGCAAGGCCGCAGATCATCTGTACATAGTCGATAAGCTGCTGATCCTTCTGAAAAATCAGATCCAGATTATCCTGCCAGAGCTGCGCTCCTTTACTGCCGGGTGACACGGACGTGATTTTTGTAATAAAGTCATCTGCAGAATGTTCGCGGGCACCGGCCATACCTTTTCTGAGGTCGTAGGTCGCCTCCGGTGTGCAGAGCAGGAAGCAGTCTGCGTCCAAGTCTCTCGGCGAGATTTCCAGCATCGGGTGCGTCTCTTTGAGGGTAGATGTAATGTTCTTGGAGTCGCGTCTGCGAACGGCAAAGCTCTGGTAGGCCTTGGCGGCAAGGAACTCCTGATATGCCTTCATCTGTTCATCGTTCATGAGCTGTTCGGCCTTGGTCTTTGATGTATTGTCGAGGATTTCCTGAGCTCCGCAGTTTTTGAGCTTCTGCAGCGCTTCACACATGAGCCGGTTCGACTCGTTCAGCTGCCTGCGGGTAAGCTCATGGGCGACAGCCTGAGCGCCGGGTTCCGTTTCCTGCCAGTAATGGTCGCTGTAGCGGATGAAGTGGGTGGCCGGTGAGTAGCGCAGCTCGTTCGCAAAATACTTAGAGAGCACTTCGGCCTGTCCGACGTCGGAGAAGTCCTCCGGCATATAGCTGTTCTCGTCGTTATAGATTTCCGGAGGAACGTATCCGTCCTCGCGGCTGATTTTTGAATAAAAGCGCTGGGCACTATGCCAGATTGTGGAGAGCTCACTGTTGTCGAGAGGCGGCACGCAGGTTGCGGCCTTCTCCAGAAAGCTCTGATAGGCCTTTTCTGTGTCACCATACTTCTTGATGACGATTCCAGCGAAGCGGGACATGGTAGCGTTACGGCTTCCTTCAGGGATCACAGCATCCTTTTCATGGCCGCCGGGCAGGTCAGCATCGAACTCGACATCATTCAAAAATTCCGTGAGGTTCATGCGTCCGGGATAGAGCTCCACATCCGGTTCCTGCGTCCCGAAAAAGAAACGCGCCGCATCCAGAGCCTTGGTATCGAAATACGGGAATATGGAATTGACCAGCTTCTTCATGTCGCTGTACAGGGTGGCGTCCGTCACGCGATCAATGGGAAACAGAACATGGAACTTCGGTCTTGCGGGCTTCCCGTTTTTCTCACGCTGATTAAAACGGCTGTAGTGGATTGCGATGCTGACACCGGGAAAGGCCTCAAGCACATCTGCCGGTGTTACCCAGTCCTTTGAATCTTCTGAGTGGTCATTGTCACAATCTACGGGCAGGCAGTCGGCTGAGAGGAAGTTGTCGTTGTTGCGGTAGTGGTTTTTGTATTCCGCGCACACATAGTCGTGGCCGACAGCAGCTTTCAGGGAGTCTACGTCCATGACTATGGTCTTGTGCGGATAGGAGCAGTTTCCGGGATTGCCGATAAAGTCTGCACTATACAGGGTAAGCATCAGTCATACACCTCCTCCGATTCTTCCTCCAGCACCTTTGTGATAAATTTCAGTGCGCGGATCATGGTTTCCAGCTCACAATCGCCACCGAGGGTTACTTCAAAACCGTTGCAGCCGAATCTGTCTATAAAAGGCGTGACATGGATATCTGTGCTGGCTTCATCGGAAATGCGGAAATAGGTGCGTCCGCCGTGGCCGGTGTCGCCACCTTTGTAGCCGGTTGTTCCGGCTTCGACCTGCAGGATATTGGCACTTACAACATCGCGGGTGTAGGTAGTGATCTCAGTGCCATCGAAAAGCTCTCTGCGATTTTCTTTAATTTCATACATAGCGTTAGACCTCCTGACATTCTTCTGTGAAATAGCGCAAGCGATAGTCCTTCCACTTGGCGCGTTTGATTTCTGCTTCCATCCCGGATGAGATGCGGCTTCCGAATACCCAGACCTCCGCACACTTGCTCATGAGGGCATTTCCGAAGAACAGACCCAGCTCACGTTCTTCTGGATTGTCATCATCAAGGAACTGCGGAAACAGAAGGTGTGGTGCGATGGGGATATATCCCTTGTCTACGGCAAAGCGGCTGTAACGTCTGGCGTTATTTACATTGCCTTCCACATCTCCGGAAAACGGAGAGCAGATGTAGACGATAGGCCGGAAAGCACGAAGGGACTGCTTTTCATTTGCAGCAATCCGGGAGAGTGCTTCACCTGCGGTTGGGTCAGGATAGCCTTCGCTGTTGCGATAATCGTTGCTCACTCAAAAGTCCTCCTTTCCGGGCAGACTTAAAGGCGTCCACCTCCAATTTCCACTGGAGATGAACGCCTGATTTGAGCGGACGATTTTTAATCTTTTTTATAGAAGGGCGTGGTGTAACCGTCTGCGCGGAGCTTCAGGCCTTTTGCCCACGGCGGAGTCCTGCCCATCTGTTCACAGAGAACGTCAAGAGACATGCGAGGGTCTGCTTCGATGACCAGTTCGTCGTGGATATGCATGACGATGGAGCAGCAGCGAAGCGTCTTCATGGCATAGCAGAGAATATCGCGGGAGGTTGCCTGCACGATATTTTCCACGAATTTCGGCCCGTATGAATCGAGCCGTTCCCATTTTTTCGTGCTGCCGATGCCCTCATAGGTAATACACTCACCTCCGAATTTATTCGTACCGACCTTTGGCTTCACATAGGCGAGGTTCCGTCCGGAGGGCAGCGTAATAAAGAGCATCCCAGAGCGGCAGGAGAAAGTAAGCCCGTAGCTGCTGGTTGTGTGTTTATACTTCACAGCCTCCATGACAGCGCGGTCGACATCCCACCAGAATTTTACGATGTTAGGATTTGTCTGCCGCCATGCATCCACCAGCGGAGGAAGCTCATCTTCGGAGAGTCCCATCTCTATAGCGCCCATTGCCTTTAAGGCACCGACCGAGCCGCCATAGCCGAGCGCGAGTTCCGCAATTTTGCCCTTTTGGCGCAGATGGCCGTTAATGCCATGTTTCTCAACCGGAACATGGAACATCTGATTGGCACTGGCGCAGTAGATGTCACCTCCGGTTTCAAAGACCTTTTGACGCCACGTCTCACCGGCATACCACGCGATGACTCTTGCTTCGATGGCGCTGAAGTCGGAAACATAAAATTGCGTACCGTCCTTCGGAATGAATGCTGTTCGGATCAGCTGAGAGAGGGTGTCCGGGACGTCTTCATATAAGAGCTTCACAGCATCGAAGTCGCCGGATTTGACAAGGGCACGAGCATCGGCCAGATCCGGGAGATGATTTTGCGGGAGGTTTTGTAATTGTATAAGCCTGCCTGCCCAGCGTCCGGTACGATTAGCGCCGTAAAATGCAAACATGCCGCGAGCCCTGCCGTCATCACAGACCGCACGCTCCATCGTCTGATATTTCTTGACGGAGGATTTGGCAAGCTGCTGTCGGAGTTCCAGAACGGTCTGAAGTTCGGTCGGAGCGGTTTTGATAAGCTCTGCCACGACTTTCTTTCCAAGGCTGTCAGTTTCGAGCCCGTTGTCGGAGAGCCACTGCTTCATTTGCTGGACGGAGTTTGGATTATCAAGTGCTGTCATATCTTTCATGGCAGCAGTCAGTTCTGACCGGGAGCGGGTGTCCATTTCGATGGCTTCCTTTACCAGATCCATATCGAGCCGGACACCACGGTCGTTGATTTCCTGATCGATGTGGTATTCATCCCAGACCGCCTCCGGCACAGGGAATTTTTCAAGACGATCCTTAATGCCGATCTCGGTTTCCACATCGCGGATGTTATATTTTTTGAAGGCTTCCCACTTGTCCGGCGCATGGAAAGGGTGATTCCTCGTGCGACCGCCGTTTGCTTTCGTCGGAGCGCAGGGCACGGAGAAGTATTTGATCAGGTCTTTTCCCTCCGTGAGTTTCTGTTTTTCAAGACCGAGGACGGCACCGACGCCTTCCAGAGAAAGCGGCAGTCCCATTGTTGCCGCCCAGACCATAGAGCAGCGCCAGCTTTCCGGATTCAAGAAGCGTGCGCATTCGGTCGAGAGAGGGTGGTTATCATGGAAGGGATCAAGGCTTACTCCAAGATCACGGAGATATCGTGACAAGCACACCCGTTCAAAATTTGCATTGAAAGCCCATTTGATGACAGTATCATCAGTCAGAGCATCTATAATTTCCTGTGGCAGACGTTCTCCCTGTGCAAGGTCAATGACCGTCACCTCGGAGCCGTCGGCGCTGTAGCCGAACAGCAGTATCTCAAAATCCGGTGACTCGGCATATTTATATACGCCACATTTGGATAGGTTCACGTCGCTGTAGGTTTCGATATCAATACTGAGTGTTTGCATAGATTTTCACCTCAATTCAAACAAGCGGCTTAAGATCACTCCTAAGCCGCCTGCCGTTACTGGATTATTTCAGGGATTCCATACGCTTGATATGGTATTCGTCGTCCTGCGCGGCCTTTTTCTCCTCGCGCTTCTCACGCTTGAAGTCGTTGATCACCGTCTGGATGGCGACCACTGCCCAAGACAGGACTACGATGCAGAAGCACCCGATCAGAATGTTGCAGAGAAGGGATGAAATCATAACTGTGCTTTCCATTGTTTTGCACTCCTTTCCTTAGTTGAGAAAATCTTCATCGTCATCAGTAGCAAAGTCGGACTCAGCGCTTGCCTTGCCGCCGAGAGGCTCACCGTCGCGGATCTTCTGCAAATTGTTAAGTCCGCAGGCGATTCCTTTGTTGCCGGAAGAGTTGAAAGCATAAAACGTGATGCTGGCTCTGCCGTACACGCCGCTGTACACTTCAGAGCGGGTGAGAATCGGATTCAGGTCTGCGTCCACAATGCCGGGTGCAGAGGTTGCATTGGCGTTGACGAAGTAAGCATTCTTGTAGGCCTCGTCGTCCGGACGCTCTGCATCGCCGTCACGCAGAGGAGTCTTCAAAACAGAGAGCGCTGGAACGGACTTGCTGTTGCCCTTGAGCTTGGCCTCGCCCTCCTTGTAGGCAGCCTCGATAGCAGCCTGAATCTTGGCGATGGTCTTGGTGTCGGACTTCGGGATGATGAGGCTCACGCTGTACTTGGGAGTGCCGCCATTGATAGACTTCGGCTCCCAGACGTTCGCATAGCTCCAGCGAGTGTCAACACCGGTGATAACCTTCATGGGATTGCTGATTTTTACATTTTTACTCATTGTCGTTTTCCTCCATAAAATCATTTTTTGCTGTATTCATGGCCGGGCGCTTGTCGCTATCCGGCACAAGTGTGGGTTTGCCCTGCGGCTTTTCGATGTAAGCCGTCAGGAGTTCATCAAAGCGGGACTTGCCGAGGAGCTTCTGCATGGCGGTGATGCCGAGCAGCTTTTTCTCATACGGGTCAAAGCCTGCTTTCTCGACCGCGTCAATGACGGCAGACTCATTGCTGTATCTGCGGTTGCTGCGTCCTTCGACGATCTTGAAACCTGTCCATTCCTTACCGGAGAGAGCCTGCTGCAGAGCGTATTCCTTAATATCGGAAGCCCAGCTAACCAGTTCATCTAACTTGCCGAGAATGACTTCGATCTCGGTATCCGTAAGCAGTGGCGGGAGCTTGAAATCATGCTGCGCGAGCTTCAGATTTGCCTCAGCTCTGGCGCGGCACTCGTTCTTAGCCTTACAGAAGCCGCACCATTCACCGCACAGGAAGTTCCCGTCACCGGCAAAAGCCAGATCTGCGGTAGGCTTTAAGACTTCATCTGCCCAGCGATACAGGTCGTCCTTGCTGATCTCATAGGTGCTGACGTTCTGGCGTCTCGGTTGGTAAATGGTCATGGAAACCTGATCGATGTCGTAAATGTCATCGAAAAGCTCCAAAGCGCCGAGGGCATAACACTGCATCTGCGGATTCTCCTCTGCGGAGACTAAGACGCCTAAGCCGTGCTTGTAGTCGATCACCCGGAGCGTACCGTCTGCAATGATGACGCAGTCGGCGGTTCCGAAGCCCTGTTCTACCCAGCGGGAGAAGTCTACTCGCTGTTCGATAAGGACTACCGGGTCAGCACAGGTCTCCTTGGCGGCTTCGATCTGCTCCAGCACATATTCGGCATAGCCGCTGGTAGCATCCTCCATTTCCTCGGAATACCACTTGAGGCTGTCGGTCGGATCATCTGAAGGAAGTCCCAGCGCGGTTTTCAATTTGTGCTCGCCAAGCGCATGAGCGTCGGTGCCTTCTGCAGCGTAGTCTGATCCTTTGTCCTCATAGGTTTCGCAGAGCCTTGCCGACGGCGGGCAGTGCAGCCACCTGTCGGAGCTGGACGCGGACAGGATTGCGTGTGCTTTAGCTGCCATTGCCGATCACCTCCGCGTCCTTCATCAGGGCTTCGTAGTTTGTCGGATCGATCTCCGAGAGCTTTGCGGCACCGTACTTTTTAAGCAGGGCGCGTACTTCTGCGGTATGACCGGCGCGGGACTTCTCGGCAAGGACAGCTCTTACGTCCTCCAGCTTGAGTTCAGGCTTCGGTTCCTTCTTTGTGGGAGCTTCCGTGGCCTGCACTTCGTTGTCATCGCCGGAAAACTGCTGGTAGAGCCAGTCGGCTGCGGCATTAATAGAAGCAGCAGCGGTGCGGAGCTCTTCGATGGTCTGTGCCATTTCTGCCATCTTTGACATTTTCTTTTCCTCCTTCCTCGGATTGGCTTGCGGCAAGGAGTGAGAGGTTCCTTGCCAGTCTGGCGGATACGTGACTGATGGAATTCAGGAGCTTGATTTCCTCGTTCACGTTGCCGCCTGTGTCTGCGTAACTGCGAATCATCTGTTGTTCACCTCGCTTTCTGAAGGCTGTGTTCTCTTGCCTTCACCTTCCACTGGAGATGAACTGCCGATTTGAGCGGAGGATTTTATAAAAAATTCCGACCACCATCCGAAAGAGGGACAGTGGCCGGAAAGGGGGTGATTCGTGGTCTTGGTATTACTTATCGCCGGTAATCCTGCGCAGGTCGGTGCGATACTTCTTCATCTGATCCGCGAAGGTCTTCTGCGGGCGACCGAGTTCTCTTGCAATAGCACGGTCGGAGATGCCCTCCGGGTGATCCTTCCAAAGCTGGATGATGGTATCGGCTTCCGGGTCAAGCTCACGCAGTCTGGTAAAGAGCTGCTCCAGCAGCATGCGGTCGGCGATGACTTCTTCCATCGGCTTACTGCGGTCGGGAATATAGTCACCGAGGGTGCCGTTGCCATCAGGGAGTGGCTGATCCAGAGAAGTAATGTCACCTGCTGCGTGGTATTCGCAGCCGATACAGTCACCGTCGCACTTCCAGATGAAGCGGTAGGGACACATGCACCTGCCGTGATCCTGTTCCTTGTGGCGAATACGGTCGGCTTCCTTATAGAAAGAGTCGTGCTGTTCCTTGGTGACCGGTACTTTTTCGCCGGTGCTGCGAACGTAGATAAAATAGGTCTTCTGATTGTCATTGTTTTGCATAATGAAAGCCCTCCTTCGGCTTTTGCGAAATGGAGAGCTCCAGACATGCAAAACCAGACCACAGGTAGAGGGCAAACCGAAGGATTACTCCATTTCGGCTGCACCTCACTTCCGGTGATGGGTACAGTATTTGATTGTTATAGGTAGTCACATGGAACCGGAAACACCCTGCGCAGATGGCTCCCACGTGCTAAGGCAAGTATGCCATTTTTAGAGATTGAAACCTCGGACACAGGTATGTCCTTTTTGCTGTGCTAACAGGTAAAAACAGGTAGGTTAAAATGGCCTATGTCTTGAAAAAATAGGCAAAAAAATACCGGACATAGTCTTGTCCGGTGACGATTTTAAGAACGCGCAAATAAAAAATAATATCAACAAATAACAGCAAACTCTTGAAAAATTCACATTTATGCAGTATGCTAAAATAGTTGAATTGTATTCAGATTCAAATCACGAGGTGAGAGCATGGAAGAAATCATGAATGACAAATGGATAAGCATAGATGAAGCTGCGGAATATTTAGGAATCAAAACAGTTACTCTTCGCAGCTGGATCAGAAATGGTAAAGAAGGTTTGCCTGCTCAAAAAATCGGAAAACAGTGGAAGTTTAAAATTTCCGAACTCGATGAATGGGTTAAGAGCGGTAAAAGCGCTGACTGATTCAAGGGGGAAAATCGAAGAAAATCATTAGACAAGGAGCAGACAAAGATGGCTGTCAAGAAAACACAACTATATGCATCGCTGTGGGCGAGCTGTAACAAACTTCGCGGAGGCATGGATTCCTCAGAGTATAAGGACTATATCCTGACACTTTTGTTCATGAAGTATGTCACTGATAAATTTAAGAATAAAGGAGCCTATGAAGACATTAAGGTCTTTGATAAGGCACATGATAAAGATCCCGATCCGGAGAAACGGACGGGCTGCTCCTTTGATGACTTTATTGCTCTGAAGGGAAAGAAAAACATCGGCGAAGGTATGGATAAAATCATAGCACGCCTTGCTGACGAGAATACTGACCTGAAGGGTGTTATTGATATTGCTCATTTTAATGATGAGAAGAAGCTGGGAAGCGGTAAGGAAATGGTCGATAAGTTGACCGATCTCATATCCATCTTCCAGCGCCCGGAACTCGACTTCTCCCGGAATAAGGCTGAAGGTGATGATATCATCGGAGACGCCTACGAATATTTGATGCGAAAATTCGCTACAGAAAGCGGGAAGAGCAAGGGACAATTCTATACACCTGCAGAGGTTTCCAGAATCCTCGCCAATGTCGTGGGAATCAGCCGTTGCACGGACACCAGCGCCACGGTATGCGATCCGGCCTGTGGAAGTGGCAGCCTATTAATTCGAGCTATCGATGCGGCTCCGATTCCGATTATGGGATATGGCCAAGAAAAGGAAAGTACCACAGCTGGTCTGGCAAAGATGAATGCCGTCCTGCATCGTAAGGCCGAGATTACCATCAAGAGCGGTAACACATTCTCAAATCCGCAGTATCTTGATAAATCCGATAATTCCATACTTGAACGTTTCGATTACATAGTGGCAAATCCGCCCTTCTCTATGAAGAATTGGCGCGATGGTATTGCCGGTAAAGAATATGGTCGCTTCGAGGGCTATGGGGACACGCCACCGGAAAAGAACGGTGACTATGCTTGGCTCATGCATATCCTTAAGGCACTGAAGTCAAATGGCAAGGCTGCGGTTATTCTCCCTCATGGTGTTCTGTTCCGCGGAAATGCCGAAGCGACTATTAGAGAAGCAATTATAAAGAAGCACTGGATCAAGGGCATTATCAGCCTTCCGGCAAACTTGTTTTACGGCACCGGCATAGCCGCCTGTGTGCTCGTGATTGATAAAGAAGGCGCTGCAAACCGACAAGGCATCTTTATGATTGATGCCAGCCGTGGGTACGTTAAGGACGGCAACAAGAATCGTTTGCGTGAACGTGATATCTATAGAATCATTACGACGTTTAATGAGCAGATAACTACAGATCCAAAGTATGCGCGTTTCGTACCAAACGACGAAATTGAAAAGAAAAACGGGTATAACCTGAACATCACTCGCTATATTGACTCCACAGATCCGGAAGATATTCAGGATATCTATGCTCACATTCATGGAGGCATCCCTGCGGTTGATATTGATAGTCTGTCTAAGTATTGGGATGTGTTCCCTTCGCTGAAGGCTGAGTTGCTGACGGCGATTAGCGAAAAGTATTACAGCTTGAATGTGGAGCACGAGAATATCCGTCAGACGATATATAAAAACGGCGAGTTCTCAGAATACGGAGAAAAACTTGATGAGGCTTTCGCAGCATGGAAGGCCAAGGAATATCCTGCCCTATCTTCCCTTGATGAAGATGTATCTGCGAGAGAGTTAATCGTTAGTCTTGCGGAGGATATCCTTGCTGAATTTGAACACCTGACGCTGATTGATAAATACGACGTGTATCAAGTGCTGCTGGCTTATTGGAATGAGGTCATGAACGATGATGTGTCGCTTATCATAAGCGAACCGGATGGCTATGCCAATGCCAGAGCGACGGACAATATCGAAGAGGAGATCACGCAGGGCAAGAATAAAGGCGAGATGAAAGTCACCGGATGGGAAGGGAGATTGATTCCAAAGGCCATAGTGATAGATGCCTTCTTCCGCGAGGAGAAGAATTCCATAGAGGAAGCCGAGAACGTTGTCGCAGAAACGGAATCCCTGCTTTCTGATCTGGTTGAGAGCGCCGACGAAGAATCTGCTCTTGCCGATGTAGCTGAAAACGGAAAGGTCAAGGCGAAGGATTTAGAGGCTAAGATTGAGGAACTCACACAGCATGTGGAAACCGAGGAGACAATTGAGCTGGAACTTTTGATGGATCAGCTTCCGATGCAGAAGAAGCGCCTTCAGGCATATCTGGTGGGACACCCGCTTTGCGAAAGCGCTGTAACAGAAAAAGGAACTGTTACAAAGTCTTCTATCATGCTGCGCCTATTTATTATTCGTACAGTAGAGAGCGTACCGGAAAGCTTGCAGGATGATGTAAATCAACTCAGACAGGCTTTAGATCTTTGCGGCAAAGTGTCCGACTACAACAAGGTTGTAAAAGATCTGAACAAGGCGCTTGATGAGAAGTGCAGGGCAAGGTATGACAGTCTGACAGATGAAGATATTAAGAATCTGTTGGTGAACAAGAAGTGGTTTGATAGCATCTTCTCTGGTATAGCTGATCTGTATGCTGCAATTTCTCATCGCTTGACTAATAGAATTGTTGAGCTTGCAGAGCGGTATGAAAATACGCTTCCGGAGCTTGATAAAGATACAACTGAGTATGAGGCCAAGGTGAAGTCTCATCTGGAAAGGATGGGATTCAAATGGTAAACATTAAGTGGAAAGAAGCTCCGGTTAAAGATTTGGTGAAAATTGAAACCGGCAGCAGAAATACTGAAGACAAAAATGATGATGGGCAATATCCGTTTTTTGTACGTTCGCAAACTGTTGAGCGTATAGATAGTTTTCACTATGATTGCGAAGCTGTTCTTACAGCCGGAGATGGAGTGGGTACCGGAAAGGTTTTTCATTACATAAATGGAAAATTCGATGCACATCAGAGAGTATATGTTATGTCACAGTTTAAACAGGAGGTTTTAGGAAAGTATTTTTATTACTGGTTTTCCAAAAACTTCTATGCTGAGGTGGCAAAGTATACAGCAAAGTCTTCAGTTGATTCTGTACGTAGACAAATGATTGCGGGTAAGGCAATCGATACGGATGCTCTGGCTGAATATCAGGACGAGTAATTCGATTGCGAAAAAGCAGGAAGTTGGAGGGAATACATTATGGCAAATGAGCTGCAGCCATTGTCGCTGCTCTTTCAAAATAGATTATTCCGGATACCGGACTATCAGCGGGGTTATGCATGGCTGCAGCAGCAGTTGGTGGATTTTTGGGATGACCTTGTAAATCTTCAGACTGATCGGTATCACTATACAGGCCTCCTGTCCCTTAAGCCTCTAAAAGGCAAGGAGACCATCAGTTGGGGTGAAGATCTGTGGCTGGTCGAGAACGGATATAAGCCTTGCCATATAGTCGATGGTCAGCAGCGCATTACCACGTTTGTCATTCTTTTGAACGAGATTGTGGGATTCGTGCGCAGCTTGGATGAGAACAAGGGCAAGTCTGATAAGGAAATCACGCTGGGGTATGAAACGGTCGAAGAGATCGTCTCAAAATACATCTGCCGAAAAAGACCACCGAATGGAGTAGTAACAACATACCTTTTTGGTTATGAGGTCGACAATCCCAGCGCTGAATACATGAAATATAAGGTGTTCGATGAGCCGTATTCCGGCGCGGTGAATGAGACCTACTATACGAAGAATCTAAAGTTTGCAAAGAACTTTTTTGCAGAAAACATCAGGAAGCTATATGAAGAGTCTGGAGAAGGCGGACTTGAGGCAGTAAATACGCTGTATAAGAAGCTCACACAGCGCCTGATGTTTAATCTTCATGAAATCGATGACGATTACGATGTATTTGTAGCTTTTGAGACTATGAACAATCGTGGTAAGAAGCTGACGAATCTTGAACTATTGAAAAACAGGCTGATCTATTTGACCACGCTTTATGATGATGAGGTGTTTGACGAAAAGGACAAGTCTGCTCTCCGCAAGAAGATAAATGACGCTTGGAAGGAAGTCTACTATCAGCTTGGTAGGAACAAGAGTGTTCCTCTTTCTGACGATGACTTCCTGCGTGCCCATTGGATTATCTATTTTAGGTATTCCCGTAAACGTGGCGATGACTATATCAAATTCCTTCTGAGCAAGTTCTCGTCAAAGGGCATATTTGAAAAGGCACCAGTTCTGGTTGAAACAGAGGCCGAGTCGGTTATCAGCGATGATGTAAATGATGCTGACGACACGGAAGTTCCCGAAACAGAAGAACAGGAAATCATAGAGGTATCCAAACTCCAGCCAAAAGAAATCGAGGACTATGTCAACAGCCTCAAAGATATGGCGAAGTACTGGTATGACACCTATTTTCCGTTTGAAAGTGTTAATCTTACTCCTGAAGAGCAAAAACGAGTCGATAGGCTTAACCGTATCGGCATCGGACATTTCAGACCTCTGATTACTGCGATCATCAGTCGACGGGATATTTCTGCAAACAGCAGAGTTAAAATCTTTGAAGCTATCGAACGCTTTATCTTTGTCGCATTTCGCTTGGGTAATTTTAATGCATCCTATGGTAGCAGTGATTATTATCGAGCTGCTCGTCAGGTGTATGTGAAAGAAACAGATGTTGATGTTCTCTGTAAAGAAATCTATGACAGGACTACGAACGATATCGATTTTGCCACGCAGAACTTTGTCACCAGAATTGAGAAATATTTTTCTACAGGAAATGGCTACTACGACTGGAACAGTCTGCGATACTTCTTTTATGAATATGAGGCTAAGCTGGCAGAGAAAAATAATATAGATCGTTTCTGTACGTGGTCAATGTTTACAAAGTCCGAGAAGGATAAAGTGTCCATCGAACATATCCTCCCTCAGACACCGACGAAGTATTACTGGCGTAATATGTACCGGCAGTTTAAGGATTCCGAAATCAAGATTCTTTCCGGAGCACTTGGGAACCTTCTGCCATTGTCTCAGAGCGTAAACTCGGCTTTGCAGAATGATAGTTTTGAGGATAAGAAGCATTCCAAAACCACGGGACGTCGCGGGTACGAGAATGGATCTCACTCAGAGATAGAGGTATCCAAACTGCAGGATTGGACTGCATTTGAGATATACAGCAGAACAGAAAAACTCCTCGTATTTATGCAGGAACGCTGGAACCTGCAATTCGACGAGGAACAGTTGGAAAAACTGATCGGCATTTCATTCGTCAAAGATGGACGAGAAATCCCGGAGGAGTTGGAGGAAGTATCGGTGAACGTACCGGAATCCGAGGAAAGTGCAGAAGGCTCCGGAGATGATCAAAAACTGCAATTCTGGACAGCATTCGTAAATTATGCAAATGAGCACGGCAGATCAAGCGATATAGCAAAACAGAAAGCTGCTGGTCGAACATATTACGATGTGCACATAGGCGCGAACGGTTATCATTTATTCTTTTCCATTCCCTATGGTAAACGAATCAAGATGGGCATCTACACCTATAATGTGGATACCTATAACCGTCTGAAGGAATTAAAAGACCAGATTGAGACCGAATTTGGTGAGAACCTAAATTGGGAATACTCAAAATTGACAGGTACAACACGTTCCATCGTTATTGAGGAGAAGGCTGATGTATTCAATCCAGCAGAGCAGCCGAAAATATTTGATTGGATCATCGACCATTTTGACCGGATCACGACAGCGTTATCTATGACTGGAGAGCATCTCAGTATAAGCGGTGATTCCTCTGAAACGAGGTTTGAGATCAGAAAACGTTACTGGACGTATGCCTTAACACAAATCCATGAGGCTCATGGTAATCCCGGCTCTTTCAGCAATGTAAATCCGAGTACGGACAACTGGATAAACGGCTTCTTTGGCATTGGAGGTTTCTACCTCTGCTGTGTTGCGAATTTTGACTCTGCACGTTCAGAGGTCGTGTTTGCCAGAGCGGAGAGGTCAGAGAATAAAGCTGCGTTTGATGCTCTTTACCAGCACAAGAGCGAGATTGAATCGAAGCTGGGAACGGAGCTTCAGTGGAACCGTGGAGATGATATCAAATCCTCAAAGGTATTTATTCAGCTTGATAACGTGAGCATTGAAAACGAGGATGACTGGCCGCAGATGGCAAAGTTCCATGCAGAATGGTCAAAGAAGTTCTACGATTTGATTGTGCCGTATATAACGGTAGATTGGCAATAGTCCACTCAGGACGAGGAGCACTGATGGCAAATTTAAATTCTGAGAATCCGCGCGTCGGACGCAAGTTCCAAGAATTTGTGCAAACGATTCTCAAAGAAAAATATAATACATATTTTGAGCAAGAAGCAGCAATCCCCATCGGCAGACCGCCAAAGGAGCACAAGTTTGATCTTGCCAATGCTGACAGGTCTATCGTGGCTGAGTGCAAATGTTATACGTGGACTGATTCCGGGAATGTTCCGAGCGCAAAGTTGATGGGCTTGGACGAGGCTGTATTTTACTTTGGCTTTCTGCCTTCTGGGACAAAGAAGCTGCTTTGTATGAAAAAAGCAGTGTTTCGTGGCAAGCAGGAAACACTGGCTGAGTATTATGTTCGAGCACATGGGCATTTACTTGAAGATGTCTCTGTAATAGAAATTTCTGATGATGGAACAATCAAGATTGTCAGAGATGGAGCATCGATCCCAGCAGAGGCATATTATGGCTAAGACGGTGAAAACCCATGCACTTGCGGAGCTGTCAAAGGTTGAGGCGATTTAATGCTTTATAATATGAATGGAGAAAATGCATGGTTTTTAATACATTTATAAAATGTCAGGTTTGCAGAAGTATTACCAGAGTCCGATTACAGGTTGGATGGCAAGAAGAACATCCTATTGTTGTGGCTTGCGGTAAATGTGGTACTTCCTTATCTGGCAGCGTTAAGATAGGACAAGACCGACCGGGGCTAAAGTTTTCTTTTGACAATGCGGATGAAATCCCGGATGCTGAAGCTGATTACATGGTTGAATGCTCTGGTGAATTTCCGACCGTGAAACAAGGCAAAGCAGCGGAGTTGGAAGAAGTCGTCATTACTCCGTTTATCCGCTATATGAATCGTATGAAGACGGATGATTCATATGAGCAGTTCGGAAAAGCGGTATCACAGCTTAATGCAACAGAAAAGAAATGGAAGAGCTATAAAAGAATCATTGACCTCTTCAGAAGTAATAGTGAATACCTTGTTCAGGAGATACAAAAGGAATTCTCCGGACAATACTTTCAGTGCAGAGATGAGTCTGAGGTACTGAGAGCTGTTCATATGATTGAGGTTCATGGGTTTTATTCTGCACTCAAAAAAGACATCTTGGATAA